TGTGTGCTCACTAAGAGTTTTGGGTGGTGTGTAGTAAAACCCATATCATACATCTTAGCAAAATATTCAGATTTTGTTAAATCTGGTTTTTAAAAATTTTTTCAGATTTCGATGGTATGAAAAATTGGAGGGTACACAAAAGTTTAGGTTCTTTTGATAAAATATCCACCGTATCTGTCATACTTTTTATACCAGTATGCTTTGCAGATGAAACATTGCCAATCGCTGTTTGAATGATAGTATACAGGATTTGGCAGGGTACATTGGTGGTTTCTTTTGAATAACTTAAATAATAGTTTTATTCTTTTAATTATTCGCATATCTCTCCTTAATTTGCTTGAATATCAAGTATATCATATTTGGGGGGCATTGAGATATGTTTTTTGTATGTAAACGGCTTGTAGGGGCATTTAAACCGTTATTTGACCCATTTGGCAACCTTGTTGCCTATTTGGGTTTTTGGTGGTTTGGGTGTCTCTATTTCGACCGTTTTTAAAATCACAAAACACTGCTAAAAACGTAGTGTATAATTATCTTATTATGTCTGTTACAGATTGGGCTGGATTAATACTAACTATATTATCCATTGTTGCTATTACCGTTGGCGGAATCCGTTGGTTCGTTACCGCTGAACTTAGAGTCCTATCAACCGAACTTAAAGAAGACTTGTCAGAGCTAAAACCTAATCATGGGTCATCAATGAAAGACCAGGTTTCTAGGCTAGAAGAAAAAACCAATAGATTAGAAGAGAAGATAGATAATCTATATAATGTTCTTATTACAGATGGTGTCAAAACACAAAAGAAAAGCAAGTCAGAAAAAACCGAACTTTGATTATTATTATTTATATATAAAACTATACTATATATTAATATATTTATATATATTATATATCCCCAACCAAAAGGTATTAAAAGGGTATCACACTTTTTCAAATTTGTCAAATAAAACACAGAAACCCATTAAAAATGATATAATCTATCATAGAGCCAGTGTCTGAATATCTCTCTCATACCCACTTTCAGGCACTGGTTCCTTATTTATGGTGTATAATGTTTATATGTCTTGTTCAACTTGCTCTTCAAATTCCCCGATTAGTATCGGTGCTGAACCTGTAAACGTTAAATGGAATATAGTTCGTGGTGACGATATTTCCACTACCTTTGAATTCTATGAAGACGATGGTGTTACTGCTAAGAATACCACAGGATGGACATTTGCATCAAGTGCCTATGACCCTAAAACAGCAACCAAATATACTTTGACTACAACATCTGGTGCTGGATACGTCACAGTTAGTGCTCTTAGCACAATGACAGACGATTGGGGCACAGGAAGTTCCTCTATTGTCGCCGAGCTTATTTTTGACCTACAGGTAACTATTTCTGGAGAAAAGTGGACACCGATTCTAGGAACAATTGTCGTCAGACCTGATATCACAGGAAGTGCTCTATGACAACCATCAAGATTGTCCCAGATACTACGCAAAGTGCTGTTGTTAAAACAGTTTTGACTGCTGGTCAACCTGGACCAACTGGTGCCACTGGACCAACTGGACCTGGTGTCCCTGCTGGAGGTACCGCTGGACAGTTTCTTACAAAAGTAAACGGAACTGACTACAATACACAGTGGACAAATCCACCAACCGCAGTTCGATGGTCTCCAACCTTTCAAGCAACAGGTCTGACCTTTACAGGCTCTGGAACAACATATCCAACATATAATTCTTACTATGTAAAATCTGGACAGCTTGTTTCTTTTTGGATTCAAATAGATTTTACTACAGTAACCAACTTTGGTACTGGTCAGTTTAAGGTTGACCTACCATTTCCAGCATTAGCGACATCATCAAATCACTTCTTTGGTTGGTTGTGGGCTAATCCAGCATTGCCACCAGATGACTTAAATGGACATATTCAGATTGCAGCTGACCACATTGCTGGTTCGTCAACGCTAGATTTTCACTGGCTAATGGCAACAACATCTAACCCTAAGCCAATTATCGAAACAATTTTGTCTCAGGGTAATCCAACAACACTTACAACTGTTAGTAGACTTTACGTTAACGGAACATATATTTCAGCATCATAGAAAGAGATTTGGGTATGAGAATTGCAGTTTATACAATTGCACTAAATGAAGAAGAGTTTGTCGAGAGATGGTATAACTCTGTTAAGGATGCCGATTATATTCTTATTGGCGATACAGGCTCTACTGACCGTACCGTGGAAATAGCCAGGTCTCTTGGAATCAACGTATTTAATTTATCAATCAAGCCATTCAGGTTTGATGATGCTCGTAACGCAGCCCTAGCTCTTATACCAGACGATATCGATATGTGCGTATCTCTTGACATGGATGAAGTTATTTCTGAGGGTTGGAGAGCAGAATTAGAAAAAATGACTGGCAACCAAATCACCTATGTCTTTAACAACGACCATGAACAATATAGTTTTGTTAATAACCGCATTCATTCTAGACACGGATACCGCTGGAAATTCCTAATGCACGAAGGTATCGTACAAGACAGAACCGAGCCTATTATAGAATTCTGTCCCACCATAGAAGTAACCCATATACCAAATCGAGATAAACCTAGAAGCCAATATCTAGACTTAATCAAAGCGGCATTAGATGAAAACCCAAATATTACAAGATACTATAAATACTATACGGATGCCCTAGTGTCAATGAAGAGATTCGAAGAAGCAGAACAGTACTATCTGAGAATGATGGAAGTACCTGGATTTAGCAAATATGATTCTGCACATGTCTATAGAATTCTTTCAAGAATCATACCCGAAAAAACTACCGAGTACATGCTGTATTGCTTAGGTGAAGCACCAGACAGGCGTGAACCATATTACTATATTGCAAAGTGGTACGCAGAACATGAGAGATGGCAGGAATGTTTAGAGTGGTGTGAAAAAGCCTTAAAAATAACAGACATTACCGTTGACATACTTAAGGATAATGATGCTTGGGGAGAGCCTATGGCAGTTATGTATCAACAGGCTAAATGGTATAATAGTAGTGAACAAAGGATTAAAGAATGAAAATTGCGGTTTACACAATCGCCTTGAACGAAGAGAAGCATGTCGAACGCTGGTACGAGTCTGCTAAAGATGCAGACTATTTGCTGATTGCTGATACTGGCTCAACAGACAGAACAATTGAAATTGCAGAAAGACTTGGAATTGCCGTTATAGAAATTTCTGTCAAGCCATGGAGATTTGATGATTCCAGAAATGCAGCACTAGCAGCACTACCAGACGATATAGATTATTGTATTTCTATGGATATGGATGAAACACTTTCCGAAGGTTGGAGAGAACTTTTAGAAAAGATGACAGCGACACAGATAGAGTATAAGCTTAACCTAACATATCGAGATGAAGCAGAAACGGTAGTAGACACATATTTTATCAACAATAGAATTCATAAGCGTCATGGTTTTAGATGGGAATACTTTATTCATGAGGCATTGCTTCCAGATAGGCTAGAAGAACATACCTTAGAATTTTGCGAGGGACTGGAAGTATCTCACCATCCAGATAGAGAAAAATCTCGTGAGCAATACAACAAGATGATTGAGGATGCTTATAAATATTACAACAATGCAAGATTTCACATATATCAGGCAACTCAGCTTATGGCATTCAATAGATTTGAAGAAGCTGCTGAAGTCTGGAAATCCTATCTAAAGTTAGACGAATACATTGTAGATTTTGAGATTGCTTCGGCATGGAGGTTATTATACAAGTGCTCGTATGATAAAAAGGTTAAATATCTCAAGAAGTCATTAAAGATTAAAAAAAGCAGAGAGACATTCTTAGAGTTGGCAATTTATTATTTTAAAAAGCAGAAATGGAACAAATGCTACAAGTATGCAAAGCAGGGAATTGAGATAAACCTAAAGCCATCAAGCTTGCTTATGAACAAGTTTGCACACGGATATCTTCTTGATAACCTGCTAGCTGTAGCAAAACAAAACAGAAAAATGTTTAAGTTTACCAAGAAATATAAGCAAAACAAGCGTGAACTAAACATAGAATCAGCCATAGCTCACAATTTTAAAATATTCAATGATTAGGCTATGCTATAATTAACTTATGACTATCACTATTGGACCAGCAACATCTTATCAGGCTACCGCACCAGCATTGAACGAAATTGCGGATATTCAGGTAGCAATGAGATTGCTTGCCTATGGTTCGTCTACAGACCCAGCAAATAACGCAGCTATTTCGGCAAACTCAGTTTTTGGTAAGATTAGAGACCTTACTACATCTAAAGCAAATCTGGCTTCTCCAACTTTTACTGGAACAGTAACGCTAACAGCAGGTACAACAACTGTAGCACCTTTAAGAATTGGTCAGTCATCTCAGGCAAACTTATTGACAACACCACTAGCTAATGCAGTTGAAGCATCTGTAGAAGGTTTCTATGCAACAGTTGCTAACGGACCAGGTAGAGGATTAATCCGTGCACCACAAATGGTATTCTCGTTAGCAAATTCATCTGCAGCCACAACAACTACTCCAGTAAACGTATTTGCAGCAGCAAACGATGTTTTGTCATCTTTAGAGGCTGCAAAACTTTATAGATTTAAGGGCGTGTACTACGCAACAGCAACCTGGACTTCTGGAACTCCAGACATTCAACTATTGTTTGCATTCTCAAATGCCCCAGTAGCAATTAAATATCACTTTAAAACTTTTAAGTCATCTTCAGCTACTACCATGGACCAAGTAGGAATTATTACAGTCGCATCCGCATCGAATGTCAGTGCTGACGTTACAGCAACAGCAAACTATGTAATAGAGTTTGAAGGATATTTTACAAGCAACGCATCAGCGACAAGCACACTAACACCACAATTCCAGATGTCAACGACTGGAGCTTCCACCATAATGATAGCAGGTTCGTGGCTTGAGGTAGAAAAACTTGGCTCTAGCACACAAACTCTAATTGCTGGCAACTGGGCTTAAGCTGTAGGAACAATCCTAACATAAACAATACGATTATTTTTATAATTGCTTATTGGCTCAATTATTGTAGTTCCTGCTCCTGAGTTTGCATTAACTACCTTGCCTTTTCCAATATAGATTGCTGAATGATAAAAACTCTTGTATCCTTTATATCCAAAGATTACAATATCGCCATATTTTGGGGTTTTAACTCTTTTTCCAACGGCTGCCTGAGCAGTTGCAGAATGTGGAAGGGTAATGCCAAAATGTTCATAAGCCCACACCACCATTCCAGAACAATCCCAGCCATAAGTGTTAGACCCAGAAAATACATACGGAGTTTTATGAACTCTACGCATAAGTTTCTGAACAATCTCTTGCATTCTTTCTGTATTATTTCTTATTTTAGATTGATAAACCAATCTAACACCAACATCTATTTTTTTTACAATAGGTGTAGGCTGCATCTCTCTTGCCTGGGCTTGAGGGGTAATACAACCAGTCAAAGTCAAGCACATGATTCCCACGGTGAGTATCTTTTTGAACTTCTTCATATTTTTCCTCCTAGTAATGGAAAAACACCTTGCTTAAGGGTGTAGTATATAAATTATACCACCATTTGGGGTCTTTTGGCAATAGCCTATCTATGCTATAATAGATTTACTATATTGAAAGGTAGGAAATCATGTCTATTGATTTTAATTCACTACTTACCGTGGACGAGAGAAAAGCGGTAGTAACTCAGAGAGTACAGCAACTAGCAGTCGAAGCATATCAGCTAAGTCTTAACTTAAACGTACTCAATGCACAGGAAGAACCAAATGAGCAAGCACTAACCGAGATTAACAATAATCTTAATTTGCTTGACCAAATGATTTCTGTTTACAAGCAGGAACTAGACTCATTGGGAGAGACTGACTAAGAAAAATGTCAGTTATAATTCAGCACAAGAGGGGGACAGCTAGTCAGTGGACTTCGCTCAATCCCACTCTTGAGGCTGGAGAAGTTGGTTGGGAGTCCGATACCAACAAATTTAAAATCGGTACTGGAAGCACAGCATGGAATAGCCTTGCATATGCAACATTAACCCCATCAGAACTTACATCTGGATACGCCAGATTAGCCTTTCCAAATACATTTAGCGTTGGTGGACACATTATTAATAATAATGCTACTGGAACAATTCCCTTAATTATTAATGGTTTTGCAGGACAGACAGCAGATTTACAACAGTGGAAAGATAGTTCTGGTTCCGTAAGACTATCTATCGACTCAACTGGTCGTATCATGTCACAATCATCTGCAAACTTAGGTGGTTTTCCATCTGGTATCAGCGTTTTAGGTGTTCAGACTTCAGCCACAAACATTGTCGTTGCGACTATCCGTGGTGCTAACGGTCAGACTGCTAATATGCAAGAGTGGCAAACTTGGAACGGTACTACGGCAACCACTGTAGCAAACATATCTTCTGGTGGAAACATCACTACTACCGCAGGTTTACAAGTAGGAACTACAGCAACAGTTAATGGAAACTTTACAGCTTACGGAACTAACACATTTCACGCTAATCAACAGCTATCCGTTGCTGTTCGTAATGGTGCAAACTATACAGGAAATATTCTTCAATACTCGTTGAACGATTCCACGGTTACTGGTGGTAGAACCGCTAGAGGATTGTTATGGGCTGGTTCTACAGGATTTGAAAATAATCCAACTTATAACTTAAGTGCTACAAACCCATTTCTAACAAGCAGCACAGCAACTTTTACAGTAAGCACAGTTCAGACATATAACCCATTTGCAGCTGGTCAAAAGATTATTGTTTCTGGTGCAAGCCAAGCACAATACAATGGCTCTTGGATTACTACAGCGGTTGGTGGCTCTAGCGGTGCTTGGACAGTTACAATTGTTGCTCCTGGAACAACTACTCCATTTACAAATGGTGGTGCTCTTACAGCAACTGGAACCATTGCAGTTGAACCAGCAGGATTTTTTAAACAACCACACCCAGGAGCTGTTGGATTAGTTATTAAAGGTGCTGGAACATCTGGAAATGCGACAGACGTATTTAGATATATTAACTCTGGTGGTAGCACACAAACATACATTACAGCAGCTGGTGATATTGTTGCTCCAGCAATTTCTGCCATATGGTCTATTACTTCATCAGCTCAAGATGTAACAGTAAACGCAATAAGAGCAAGACACTCTGTTGCTAACTACCGTGCAAATCTTCAAACTTGGGAAAATGCTTCTACTGTTCTTGCTGGAGTAAATGCACAAGGTCAATTTTTTACAGGCGGAACAACTCCAATACAGGGAACTACAACAGTTGCAATCAACACACAGACACCAACTGGAACTACAGATATTTCTATTACAACAGCAACAGCTCACGGTATATCTGTTGGTCAAACAGTTGTTATTGCTGGTATAACACCTGCTGGATACAATGGTACATGGGTTGCTAGAGGAGGAACAACTGGTTCAACACTTGTTATAGGTATTGGTTCGAATCCTGGTGCAATTACTGTTGCTGGAACTGTTACGCAAAATTCTCAAGTTGGAATTACAGCTCTTTCTGCTAACAATACTCCATTAGTTGTTAGAGCAGCGGCATCTCAAGCAGCAAATATTATGGAGCTACAGTCAAGTGCTGGTGCTATTTTAGGAAGTATATCATCGGTTGGAAATACACAATTGCCAATTCTTGGTGTGGGTGGAACAGCTCTATCATCATTAGGTGGAACTCTTAGAGTTATGAACTCTGGTTCTGGTGCAGTTGGTGTTACTATTCGTGGTGCTTCTGGTCAAAGCGTTGACTTATTGCAAATACAAAACAACACACCTAGCACACTTCTAAAAGTAGACCAAAACGGATTTTTAGTTGTAGGTGGTTCATCCGTTATTTCAAATGCCCTGATTTCATCAACCGCATATGGAACAACTCAGGTAGGTCTTGCTATTCGTGGTACAGCTGGACATACTGCGAATCTTACTGAGTGGCAGACGAGTACACCAACCACCGTTGCATCTGTTTCAGCGACTGGCGGATTAACTGTTGGAACTGAAATTGCTGGAACAACTCAAGCCGCTACAGGTCAAATAAGAACATCATCTAGCACAGGTAGCAACTATATAGATACTACAGTTAGCGATACCGCTGGAACTGGTCCAGGCATTACAGGAAGACGTGCAAGAGGTACAATAGCATCTCCAACTCAGGTCCAGGCAAACGATTTACTATTTGGTCTTTTTGCTCAAGGATACAATAACGCATCGGCTTTTGGTGGAAACTCAGCTGCCCTAAGAATGATTGCAAACGAAAACTTTACTACTACTGGATTAGGTTCAGCAATACTATTTGAAACAGCAACAGATGGAACAACTGGTCGCTCAGAACGTATGCGTATTACAGGTTCTGGAACACTTTCGATTGGAACTACAAGTTCATTGGCACAACTTGGAGTTGTTTCTGGAGCAGCTGCAACTATTGGTGTTCTTGTTCGTGGAGCGGCAAGTCAGTCAGCAAACCTACAATCTTGGCAATTAAGTGATGCCACCGAAACAGCTAGAGTTCGTCCAGGTGGACAAATTGGTATTGGTTCACTTATAACAGGAACAACTTTTGCAGTTAATACAGATACTGTTGGTGGAGCTTCATCAATAGGTGCCGTTATTCGTGGTGCCGCATCTCAGACAGCCAATCTTCAAGAATGGCAGACTAATACACCAACAACTGTTGCGTCAGTTTCTCCATCTGGTGCATTTACAGCATCTGGAGACATATCTACCTCTGCAATACTAAAATCTAATCAATCTTCTGGAGATGAAGGAGGTCAGATTGACCTTGCAAAATCAGTTACAAATACAACTTTAACAACTGGTGTTTCTATTGACGTTTATCAAAACAGATTACGCTTTTTTGAAACTGGTGGAACTAACCGTGGATTCTATATTGATATTTCTACTGGTGCAACATCTGCTGGAACTAACTTAGTTGGTGGTGGAGGGTCATTTACTGGCGGAACATTAACAAGTAACCTAACTCTTGTTGCTGGAAATACTTCTGTTTACCCCATAACTTTTCAAACAAATGCTGGAACACCAACAGCAACATCTGGAACAATGGACTATGATGGCACGGTATTCTATCAAACAGCCAATACAACACCAGGTAGAGCATTAAAAACTCAAAACTATATTTATGTATCTAATTCCACCTATTCACTTGATTTCTCTGGTTCAGCTGCTGCTCAATCTATTTTGGGTGGTACTACTACTGGTATAACTTTGGCTGCTGGAACAACCTATGAATTTGAATTATTAGCGTCAGTTCAAATGTCATTTATTTCAGCAACTACAATGACGTTAACTCACAACTTTACTTCTAGCACTGTAAGCGGCTCTCCAACTGTTGCTTATACTCAAACTATTGATTATGGTTCAAATACAACAGGTTTTACTGGGGCAGTAACTATGAGCACTGTTAGGTCTGTAACTGCTACTGGTGTTGTTGTTGCTGCTGCAATTAGCACTGGTAACAGATTCTCTACATACAGAGTTAGGGGAACCATTAGAGTTACAGGTACTGGTAGTGCCAAGGTATATCCTTCTCTTACTTCTTCAGTTGTAGGTGACAATGGTGTAACTATGCAAAGCGGACTGATTTTTAAACTTACCCCAATTGGTAACGGAACAGTAACTACTGTAGGAGCGTGGGCATAATGAATGAAATAAAAGACCTCATTGAGCAGTGGAAAAGTGATGGTATTACAAATCCCGATGCACTAGAAAAGGCATATCAAGCAATTTTATTATTGATTCAAGAAGTAGAAAACATTAAAAATAAGTAGTGTTTGACATTTTCTAAAACTGTGGTATACTTGATACATCACAGTTATGGAAAGGTGGAAACACTATGTCAGATTTTTTCTCATTTACACTCCCAGCAGATTTTGTCGAAAAGTACAAAACCCTGGAATCTCCCTTTGGATTCGTGGATGCAGGTGGCAACGCATTAGGTGAAATTACCTTTGTTCGCACCTACTCACGAGTCAAAGATGACGGAACTAAAGAACGCTGGTACGAAGTAGTACGCAGAGTTATTGAAGGTATGTATTCTGTCCAGAAAAACCATGCAAAGGAGAATCGTCTCCCTTGGAATGACTATAAGGCACAGAAATCAGCACAGGAGGCATTCGATAGAATGTTTAACCTAAAATGGACACCACCAGGTCGTGGTATGTGGACATTTGGAACACAGCTAACCATGGAAAAACGTAACTCTGCAGCGTTGCAGAATTGTGCCATGGTATCTACTAAAGACCTAGACAAGAATGACCCAGGTGCCCTATTTGCTTGGATTATGGATGCTCTTATGCTTGGTATTGGAGTTGGCTTTGATACACTTGGAAAAGACAAGAACTTCGTAATCTATGGACCAACAGAGCCAGAAGTTATCTACGAAATACCAGACACTCGTGAAGGCTGGGTAGAAGCAACTAGATTGCTAATCAACTCATATCTTCGTCAAGGTCAGAATATCCAGAAGTTTGACTATTCGCTAATTAGACCAGAAGGTGCCCCAATCAAAGGATTTGGCGGTATTGCATCAGGTCCTGGACCACTAATCAAACTACACGAAAAGATTAGCCATGTTCTAGGACAGCGTATTGGCGAGGTACTTGATGCTCGTGCCATCGTAGACCTAGTAAACCTAATTGGCACTTGTGTAGTATCTGGTAACGTTAGACGTTCTGCTACCCTAGCTTTAGGAGCAGAGAGTGACGATGACTTCTTAAATCTAAAGAATCCAGAAGTATTCCCAGAGCGTAACTCATATGACCCTGAGAATCCTGGATGGGCTTGGATGTCAAATAACTCTGTTTCTGCAACAGTAGGAATGGATTACTCAAAGTATGTTGACCGCATTGCAGATAATGGAGAACCAGGATTTATCTGGCTAGATGTTGCTCGCAACTATGGTCGTTTGGCAGACCCTGCAGATGGTAAAGACTATCGTGTTATGGGATTTAACCCATGTGCAGAACAGCCACTAGAATCATACGAGCTTTGTACGCTTGTAGAAGTTCACCTAAATCGTCACGAATCTAAGGAAGACTTCTTGCGTACGTTAAAGTTTGCCTATCTGTATGGAAAGACAGTTACACTACTTCCTACTCACTGGCAACAAACAAACGGTATCATGCAGAGAAACCGAAGAATTGGAACATCTCTAACTGGTATCGCATCATTTGCTGATGACCATGGACTACCTACAGTTCGTGATTGGATGGATGAAGGATATAACAAGATTCGCTACTATGACCGCAAATATTCCGAGTGGCTATGTGTGCGTGAATCAATCCGTGTTACAACCATCAAACCATCTGGTTCTGTGTCAATCCTTTCTGGTGCTACCCCTGGTGTTCACTGGGGTCCAGGTGGAAAGTTCTATTTAAGAGCAATCCGCTTTAGCAACCAAGACCCAATGCTACATCTGTTTAGAGCGGCAGGGTATAAGATTGAGGCAGACCTAGTATCAGCAAATACCTCCGTAGTGTATTTCCCAATAGCATCTGGACACAAGAGAGCAGAAAAGGATGTTACTCTATTTGAGAAGACAGCACTTGCTGCTACTGCTCAGAAGTATTGGTCAGACAACGGAGTTTCTGTAACCCTGTCATTTGACAAGGAAAAGGAAACAAAGCATATCACTTCTGTTTTGAACATGTATGAAGGTCAGCTAAAGGCGGTATCATTCCTATCAATGGGTAACGATGTCTATCCACAGCAACCATATACAGAAATCACAGAAGAAGAATATGACTACTACATTGGAAGACTAGCAAAGATTGACTTCTCTGCTATTTATGATGGAGTAGATAATCTGGAAGCACAAGGCGAAGCCTATTGTACCACCGATTACTGTGAAATCAAAATTCCAGATAAAAATTAAATAAGCAAGATACCCTGTCATAGTTTGGCAGGGTATTTTCTTATGTGGTAGAATAGAGTATATGTCCACTCCATCTAATCTTTATGCAGATAAACTTCTAAGCGAGCATCCGCTAGCCTTATGGTCATTAGATAGTGAAGCAGAATATGTATCTCTAATATCTGGGACAAATAGAGATTTATCAACATGGACAGCAACAAATGCCACGGTAGCATCGACATCAGATTCAACCGCACCATTTTCATCAAGTTATGTAACTCAGATTACAGGAACGGCTACACCAACCTATGGTGGAAATGCAAATCTATACCTAGTATCGCCATTTACCTTTAGTTCAACGAGTGCTGGTTTTACAGTATCTTTTTATCTTAAAACATCAAACAGGGCATTTATAAATATTGGATATGGTTCTGGAAAAATAGCAACGATATCTACTATTACAAGAACATCCACATATTTGCAATATACTTGTACTGGAAATCATAATTTAGTTGCTGGAGAATATGTTACAGTTTCAGGCACAAGTGCTGGAGGCGAATCAATTTATGACGTGTCTGGCACCGTCTCAGCAACAGGTTTAACTGCAACAGTTTTTAGAATATATACATCTGTGCCAGATTTTGGTTCTGGCACTGGTGGTACAGTAATAGCTGCAAAATTTTTTAGTGGAACTATAGACATAAATCCAATTAATTATTCATTTAATTCTTGGATTCCAATATCATATACATCAGAAGATTCTGCATCTGGAGCAAAACTAATTTTCAACATTAGTTACCTTGATACAAGTCCGATTTATTATATTAATGGATTAACGCTGGGTCAAGATTCAGAAAAATTTAACGGTGAATCATTTGGTCAGTCACTTTTTTCACTTCCAGCAACGATATCTACTACGCTAACAAGCGGCATTGAAACAAAGTCATACGGTGATGAAATTTATAGTGCCTATTATATTGGTAGTGGAAATGAGCTATATGCTAAAAATTGTGGTATTCCAATGTCTTATGGTTCATTAAATATTATGACCATATATCCAAATGCTACTGCAAATCAACCATCATTTATATTTCCTGGATTTGGATTTTTAAATGAGATTGGAAGATATAAAGAATTAACAATAGAGTTTTTAGCCAGGATAAATGCAAATACAACAACACCAAAACGCATATTCGGACCATTAGCATCTACAGATGGATTGTATGTAACAAATGAATACATCACTTTAAAGGTAGGAGACTATATTGAATCATATTATGCTTCTGAACTATTTAAACCAACATTGTATCAAATACAGATAGGTGATGGATTTGCAAATCTTTGTCTAGATGGAGATACGGTTATTTCAATGTCGATAGATAATGCATCTCTTTCTTTACCAGCAAAGCTAGATGGCTCCTCTAAAAGCCAAGATTGGCTAGGCTTCTATGCATATGCTACATCAGTACCATCGGTAGATATTGATTCAGTGGCAATTTATCCATACAAAGTCTCTGAAACATTACAAAAACGTAGATTTGTGTATGCACAAGGTGTAAAAATTCCAGAGGAATATGCATCAACAACAAACGGTCAGACAGTACTTATTGACTATCCTTTTTCAAATTATGCAAATAACTATAATTATCCAAGAACAGATGCAAAATGGGAGCAAGCATCTAGCATAGATAATTTTTCGGTACTTGCAAAAGAGACTTTGTCACCAACAACATATAATGAACCAATAGTTCAAAACTCACTTTACTCAAACGCATTGTGGCTAGCTGACCTATATGAAACAAATGTGGCTTCTGGAGAGTCTAATTCATTTATGAATCTTAAGCCATCTAGCGTAGTTTCTGGCTCTGGTAGGTCATGGACAACAAATACTGGGTATATTGTTTTAGATAATTATGACCCAACCAAAAATTTAACATCATGCTTGTATGGTGTTTTTAAAGCCATAGAAAATTCGGTTTCAGAGCAAATCCTAATCAAAATAGAAAATAATATAAATGGTGATTATTTAAAAATATCTTTAACAGGAACAACAGTTTCATACCTTTTTAAATATCAAAATTTATCGGAAGAGCTTTTAGTTAGTCCAGCACAAACAATAACTACAAATACAACATTTGCTGTTGGAATAGATGTAGCAAAATTAATTTCTAAAAATGGAAATCTAGCAACATTTTTAAAGAACAAGTCAAATCTTGATATCTATATTGGTGGAGACAGAAGTCTATCAGAAACATTTAGTGGAAATATTTATAAAGTAGGACTATGCTCTACAAGAAATGCTGCAGACATCACAAGTCTATTTGATGCAAACGGATATCTATCTAATTTATCTACATCCGTAGCAAGTCTTCTTCCAAGAACAGCAACCTATACGCTTATTTCAAATAACCTATTTAGCAAGATAATTCCAGATATTGCTGTTAATTCATACTGGGAAAATTATGTTCCACTTAGCAAGTTAGCAAAAACAGTCTCTGACGCATCTGGAAATGACGTTTATGCATTAGATTTAATTCAGTTTAACTTTGACTACCCAGAGCCAAAGGTGTATTCTGGCTCAAACTACGACACATCGGCATCACTAGTAAAGACATATGTTAGCTTTCAAACAATTATTTCTGGTGCAAATGCAGCAGCCTCAACATTTACTACTACAGTTTCTCCAAATTCTAATAATGTTGTAAACGCAACAACTTTTAGTGCAACAACTAAGTACGAGGTTGTTAATAATATGATAATTTATCCACCAACAGATATGGACCTAACCACTCTTGCAATGGTTATACACGTTGAATCAAACATACCAGGAATTAATACTAAACCAACCAATTTTAGATATCTACAACTAGCCGCACAATCTTTTAATGCAAATGCAGCAAATGCGTTGGGAACAAAGCATTCTGTTAACATATATCCATATACTCAAAGCGGAACAACATTTAATTATAAAAGCCAAAATCCATATTTAATATTTAAAGAAAGTATGCCATACTTATATTTAACAAAATATTCTGGTATAAAAATTGCTGGTACCTATAGTTCTGGAACAGATAGGGGCATTTATGTAAACACAAACGAATCTTTGGATTCGGATGCAAAAATAGCCTCGTTACAGTTTGCAGCTTTAGCAGATTTTAAAGAATTTCCAACATCATCTATGCAAATATTAAAATTAGAAGGCAATGGTGGCTCAATATCATTTTCAATTATTGCTAGCAATACAGCAAAAACTAAGGGTAGAATTTCAACATCTTCAGAAATAAAGCCAGTATATTATATTAATGGTAAAAAAGTTGCTAATCCAGTAATCAGTCTTAATGAATGGAACATGATTGGAATTGTCTTTAAAGAACCAATTAGTGTTTCTGGAATGTCTGGAGTTCTGAAATTAACGTCAAATCTATTAATTAATAATCTTTCTTACTACAAAGCAAGTCCAATAGAATTACAGCAAAAAGCAACACAGCTTTTATGGTCTGAGATTGGCGGCAATAACTGGGCAATTCCAATTCCAACACAGACCCCGACAATATCAGTAAAAGAAATTACACTTACAACAACCAATAGTCATAGACTGTTTTTATCAGAAAAAGTTGCTGTTAGAAATTTAGTTCCAACGGAATACAACACAACTACAGACTCTTATGTGACAGCAATTCCTTCAACCACATCTTTTAAGTATTTGGCTACATCCCTTACAGCTCCATCTGGTGCAATTACCACTGCTGGAATTGCACTAGGAACCTGGGAATATTCATCAATTCCAAATTATTTTGAGATATATAGTAATAATATTAAGGATATTTATAAGACATTAACTGGTACAAATAAGTCAATAGTTGATTCAAACTACGAATATCAAGGATTACGTCTTGGTGGATACGAATATTTAGGTTATTTAAACGTAGAATTCTCCGAAATTACACTTGATGTCCTATAATATGGTATACTAGTGGTTATGAATATCGACATTAACAAAGATTTTGGTAAGGTTATGAAGGGTCAAGTGGGTAAGACTCGTGTTCAGGTAATCGAAGAACCATTCTCAAACTATGGAATCTACGTCTGGCAATTACCCTCTGGCAAATTCTTTACCGATGGACAGGGAAATGCTCTTTGCATTGACTCTATGAAGGGCGACCAAACAAGAATTGATTTATTGCAAAAAGAAGCAGCCTGGAATGGGCAGCCAGATGGTAAAGCAGTCTTTTTTGCAAACGTTCGTAAAGTATCAGATGAAGAATACAGCGAACAAAAGGATAGAATGACTCAGGGTCTAATTGCCTCTGAAACAGACCTGGGTGCATTAATTGCAGCAAAAAAGACATTTGAATTATACGGTGATGACGAGCGATGAACTATTATGAACACGCATATACCCCAGCAAGACTAGACGAGGTTCCAGAAGAACGAAGCGAGTTTGCTGACCTAGACCCATTTACAAAATCCTGGGACGAGGTAAAGTCCTATTCTGGCATGAACACTAATTTTAAGCGTAGAAGCACTAGAATGGCAAAAGCTTTGGGTGATGATGCTTATCTAGAATCTGCTAGAGCCGTTCAGACTGGAACTAATGGTGCAAAATCAAATGCCATAAATCCAGGAGTAGTGTTTAGAAATGCCTATGCACTATTTGACGTAATCACACCACCATATAACCTATATGAATTAGCAAGTTACTATGACACATCATTTGCCAACCACGCTGCTATTGATGCAAAGGTTGAGAATACAGTTGGTCTTGGCTACGATTTTATTGTTTCTGATAAGACAAGTCTAAGACTAGAGGCAGCAACACCAGAACAGATGGCTCGTGCTCGTAAACGCATTGAAAGACTCAAAGTTCAACTTCGTGACTGGCTAGAAGGATTAAACCAAGACGAGTCATTCACCTCAGTTCTTGAAAAGGTATTTACAGATGTCCACGCAATGGGTAACGGATACATTGAGGTTGGTCGTACAGTAACAGGAGAGATTGGCTATATTGGTCATATTCCAGCATCTACCATGCGTGTCCGTAGATTGCGTGATGGCTATGTACAGATTATTGCCAACAAGGTTGTATACTTCCGTAACTTTGGTGCTAAGAACGTTAACTATATTACAGATGACCCTAGACCAAATGAGATTATTCATATCAAAGAGTATTCTCCACTAAACACATTCTATGGTATTCCAGACATTATTGCAGCGATGCCATCTCTGTTGGGAGATATGCTAGCATCTCAGTACAACATTGATTATTTCAACAACAAGGCTGTTCCTCGTTACATAGTAACTCTGAAGGGTGCACAGCTTACATCAGAAGCAGAAGACAAGCTATTCCGCTTCCTACAAACAGGCTTGAAGGGGCAGTCCCACAGAACTTTGTATATTCCATTGCCAGGAGACTCTGAAACCAATAAGGTTGAGTTTAAGATGGAGCCAATTGAGAATGGTATTCAGGAAGGCTCTTTTGGTAAGTACCGTGAGCAAAATCGTGATGATATTTTGGTTGCCCACCAAGTACCACTGTCAAAACTTGGCGGTAGCAGCTCAACATCAATTGCAGATGCACTAGCACAAGACAGAACATTCAAGGAGCAGGTTGCAAGACCAGCACAACGCAACCTTGAAAAGATTCTCAATAAGATTATTCGTGAAAAAACAGATGTTCTAGAACTTAAGTTCAACGAGTTAACACTTACAGATGAACTAGCACAGTCACAAATTCTGACCAACTATGTAAAGAACCAAATTATGGTTCCTAACGAGGCTCGTGAAATCCTTAATTTGCCAGAACGTGAAGAGAGCGATTCAATGGTTCAGCTATCTGCTAGACAGGCTGCGGATGCAACTGCAAACAATGCTCAAAATAGAACTCGTGATGCAGAAAGACAGCAAGCACAGGCAGATAGCACAGCAACTATTCAGGGTAGAAACGCAAGAGGCGAAGGGAGAAGGTCCCAGTAACTAAAAATGATGGTATAATAACAAATGTATAACATCGTTATAAAAAGGGGCTATAATTAGATACATGGACATTTCTAAAGCAAATTGGGATATGGACGGAGATAAGGTTCGTATCTCCATGCCATTCAGCAAGGTAGATTCTGAAAAGCGTATTGTATCAGGCTTTGCTACCTTGGACAATGTTGATAGACAAAATGATATCGTTACCCCAGAAGCTAGTAAGAAAGCCTTTGCTAAATTTCGTGGAAACATCCGTGAAATGCACCAACCTAAAGCAGTTGGTAAGATGGTATCTTTTAAGGAAGACAAGTACTTTGACCCAGAAAGCAAAAAGTTTTATCAGGGTGTTTATGTATCTGCATACGTTTCTAAGGGTGCACCAGATACTTGGGAAAAAGTTTTAGATGGAACACTTACTGGATTTTCTATTGGCGGTAAGATGAATAAATGGGACGATGCCTATGACGAAAAATCAGACTCAACCGTTAGAATTATCAAGGATTATGACCTAACAGAATTATCTCTAGTAGATAGCCCAGCAAATCAATTTGCAAATATCCTTTCCGTAGAGAAAGTTGATGGGGTAGATAAAGTAACAGGACAAGTAGCAGAAACACAAATTGAGAATGTATTCTGGGACAAAGAGTCTGGTCTTGTTACGATTTCTGAAGAAGAGGCTGTAAATAGTCCAATAAATGGTTTGCCTATGCAAAATATAGGTTTTGTTGAGAAATCAGATGATGAAAAACTCGACATGATTAAGTTCTTAGTTGATAGTGCTAAAGGCATTAATACTTCTAAGATTATCAAAAAGGAGAATGATAACATGGCTGAAAACGAAAACGTTGAATCAGTAGATGTCGCTCCAGAGGCAGAAGTTGTTGACGCTCCTGCTACAGAAGAAGTTGTTGAAGAGGTTGCAGAAGTAGCCGAGCCAGCACATGTAGAAGAAGTTGTAGAAGAAGTACATGGTTCAGACGAGGAAATTGCCAAGGCAGTTACTGAACTTAGCACGACTGTAACAACAGCCTTTAGCGATGTCGCAGCAGTTATTAAGTCTTTAGCGGATGCAAATGAATCCCTAAAGAATGAAATTGCTGAACTAAAGAAGTCACTTGGTTATGTATCCGCAGTAGTTGCAGATGCAGAATCAGACTTCAACAATCTTGGAAAGCGTCTGGATGCAGTAGAAGCAGACACCGCTTTCCGCAAGTCTGGCGACCTTGGAGAGGTCGTTCAGGAACCAGTACTGGTGGAAAAATCAGTATGGGGCGGAAGTTTCCTCACAACATCCGATTTACTAAAATAACTCACTCAGGAGGTGAAAAATAAAATGTCAGAAGAAATTATCAAAAACATGCCTTCAGGTGCTAGCCCAGTATCTAACTACCCTAACGCTGAAGGTGCTTTCGGTACATCAGATAGCGTGTCTTCAGGTACAGGTGCTTTCTCAGAGCACGGTACTTACATGGGTAACAGCCCAACCGCTAACTTTGGTGTTACCACAGGAGCAAATGGTGTAAACCCATCGGCTACTGCAAGTCCAACTTATCCAGGTACTGGTATCCTACGCCCTGAACAGGCAAGACGATTTATCGACTATGTTTGGGACGCAACCACACTTGCACAGGACGGACGCAGAGTAACAATGAGAGCAAACACAATGGAACTAGAGAAGATTAACGTTGGAGAACGTGTAGTCCGTGCTGCTAGCCAGGGTGTTTCAACTTACACCAACACAGGTGCAACATTCTCAAAGGTAGAGCTTACCACAAAGAAGCTACGCCTTGACTGGGAAGTATCATCTGAGGCTCTTGAGGACAACCTTGAGGGTGCTGCTCTTGAGGACCACTTGGTTCGCTTGATGACCAACGCTTTCGGTAACGATATCGAAGACCTAGCTATTAACGGTGACGGTTCTACAGGTTCGTTCCTAAGCATTATGAATGGATTCATCAACCAGGTTAAGACCACTCCAAACATTGGAACTGGTACTAACCTTGGAAAGGCTCACGAAGTAATCAACACTACACTTGTTGGTTCTAACGCAGCATTTACCGATTGGACAACCGAGAGGATGCAAGCTTTGATTCTTGCCTTGCCACGCAGATACCGTGCCATCACTAATGGACTAAAGTTCTATGCTGGTACAGACACATTTGCAAACATTGTCAAGAACAACGCTACTGTATACTCAACTATCGGTTCGACCGAAGGTACTCGTGGTGAGTTCATTGGCGGTGCTAACCAAACATTTGGTGGTGCTCGTCAGACTCGTGTTCTAGGTGTTCCTGTTCTAGAAGTTCCTTACTACCCTACTGGTTATGTAGACCTTACATTCCCACAGAACCGTATTTGGGGCTTCCAGAGAGACATCACTGTGAACCGTTTCTATGTTCCTAAGAAGGACACAATTGAATACACTGTCTTCGTTCGTTTCGGGCTTGCCTGGGAAGAACTGGATGCAGTTGCATTCGCAGACACAACAACAGACTAATTCTGTTTAGTGTTCCCTTTGACTGGGGGTAGGGACTAAAATCTCTACCCCCTTTCACATATTTATCTGGTATAATTAAAATAATTAAGGAGGTTTTTTCATGTCAGAAAAAAACGAAAAAGACGTTGTAGAAACTCCAGTTGTAGAAGAAAAAGTTACAGCTGAAGTAGTTATCGAATCAACAGTCGAAAAAGAAAAAGAAGTTCCTACAATCGGTAATCTAGATACTGGTGCAATTGCTAGCGGTACAGCAAAAGTAAAGAAAGCAGCACCAAAGGTAGAAGCACCAGTAGTAGAGCCATCAAAGACCACAAAGGTAGCCCTATTTTCTGAAAGAAATCTATACGCAGAAGGATTTGGAAAGCTAAATATTGGTTATAACATTGTGCCACAGAAGCATGTAGATTTCTGGGTAGCACAGCGTGGCGTTAGACTAGCAACTCCAACTGAGGTTGCGGAGGTCTTCGGTTAATGGAAGTTTTGAGGGTTCCACCATATCCTATTACAACTCAATGGACAGTGCCAGCTGCAAATACAGCATACTCTGTTTATGTAGAGGATTTGGTGGACCACTCATTTGAAACCACAACATTAACCTCAGATGCTAACAAAAAGATTTCCTATGTTTTGCCAAAATCAAAAGTTCAGTATGACAGAGACTTTTTATTTAAGGTAACTGATTCGTCTGGTGAAATAGTTATCGATGACAACTTGACGGTTTATAGACCATATGTAAATCCAAATGACCTTGCAACTACAGCAGAAGACATTGCCGAATATAAAAAGTGGGAAATTATTGCAAGGTCAATTATGGACCAATATCTAGGAAACGCAGATTTTTATAATCACAAACTAGTTATTGTAAAAGAAGGTCAGGGTGGGGACTACTTTCCTATTTGGCACCCTGTTAATAAAGTTTTAAAAGTATACGAAAACAATGTGCTTGTTTATAATGGCGAAGATGTAGCCATTACTCTAAATACTCAAACCCCAACCACATCGTCTGGAACAGTAACCCTAACTACCGCTTCAGCACATGGTTTTGAAGTCGGTGATGTAGTAGTTATTGCAACAGTTGTTCCTACTGGATATCGTGGAACATTTGTAGTTACTGCTGTTCCAACAACGACATCTTTTAGTTTTGCAAACTCTACAACAGGCAATATTACAACCGCTGGTACTGTCACTAGAATTTGGGAATATGAATACAAAACTTTGCTAGATGGCTCTGCTATTGCGAGGGTAGAGGCAAATGGAATTTATAATAGGAGTGAATCAACGCCATTAAGGATACCAGCTGCTACTGGAGACTTGGGTCTATATTCTGGTTCTAGAAGTGGCTATGTTGCATTCCCAGAAGGCTACGACTACACCTTTGTTCTTGATGCTGGACACAAGACTATTCCACCAGATGTAGAGAGAGCAGCAACAATTCTTGTAGAAGAGCTAAAATGTGGTACAAACGACTATTATAAGCGTTTCGTCACGCAATATAGCACTGACCAATTCAACATTAAATTTGCTCCACAATTCTTGGAAGGAACTGGCAACATGCTCGTTGATAAGATTCTTAACAACTATAAGGGCAGCAACTTCAAGCCATCAGTACTATAATGATATGCGAAAATACCGATTTTATCTATCCACTTTTAGCAGATGTTTACTATCCTATAATTGAAACAGGTGCTTATGGTAATCTAAAAAAGCAGTGGGTTTTAGATAGAACAATTGCTTGTTTCTTTAATCCAGCAGGTAGAAAGTTTAAAGAAGACGTTAGACCAGAGCCAAACATTACCATAGACAACTCCTATGTTGGAAGAACAAGAAATGACTTAACTGCATCAAACGGCAATGACTTATATGCTATAACCAACATTGTCATCACTAATATTAGGGATAGTCAAGGAAACTATATTTACACAGAGTCAGCAGGACCAAGAAAGGGTCAGCCAACAATCTTTGAGCTATCGACATCAAATCCAGTAGTTGGTCCTTTTGGCAACGTTGACCACTACAAATTAGTCATTACTCGTTCAGACAATCAGGCGGTAGACCTATGATAACTGTTAAGTTTGATGATAAGCAATTCTTTAGAGATATGGAGAATATCCTTGGATACTCTGAAGGATTTCTAGAGGGTGCAGAAAAAGCAAAGCCAGAATTTGCCAAAGCAATAGCAAAAGACACTATCGAAATCCTTAAACAGTTTATAGACCAGCAAGCCAGGGTAAGTCCAGAAATGTATCACCACATCTATGAATGGTACATGGAAGGCTCACCAGAAGGTAGATTGTTTGACATAGACTACTCAGTTAGTGGCGGTGGCATATCGTTTTATGGCACATTAAAGCAATCAACATCTATCAAGAATGGCTCAAATGTTCCATTTTATAACAAAGCAACAATTATGGAAAAGGGCATCTCTGTTAGGATTAAACCAAAGACAGCCAAGGCTCTTAAGTTTAACATAGGAACAGAAGATATCTTTGTTTCTGGTCCAGTGCTTATTGACAATCCAGGAGGAACTAGAGTCGTTGGCTCATTTGAAAGAATATTTATTAACTTCTTTAAAGACCATTTTAGGCAATCCGTGCTAGAGGCAACTGGAATTAGAAAGTATTTATCAAACGCCAAGCCATATAACGACAACCTTCGTGCCGCAAAAACTGGAGGTAAAGCAAAAGGTTTGGAAGTAGGATATAATTGGATTGCTAATGCAGGAGGTCTAAATGTCTAAAACATCGGTATTAAACACACCAGTGCTATGGATAAATGCATATTTGCAGGAAAAGCTAGAAACACTGGGCTTTGACACAATGCCATTTTTTCCATCGGTACCATCCACAATCAACAACCTCACAGAATCATTCCCATCAAGCGGTGTAATGGCTACCTATGACCGCATGATAAGAATGCGTAAAAGTCCATTCCCACACATCAAGTGCGAACAGTTGCTGTACTATTTCTATGCAACAGCAGAAAATTCGGTATTAAACATGGTAAAGATTACAGAAGAAACGCTAAGGTTAATGGACCGTGAAGATGAAACAGCAGATGAACTAAACAGATGGTGTGGAACAAAGGGGTCAATCACAGTTGACGGAACATCAATTGAGCCAAACTTTATATTCCATAGTTTTAAAGTATTTCAGCTGCAAGAAACCAGAGACGTTATCGACTTTGGCACAGCCAGAACTTATGCTGGTAATAAGATAATCATTTATTACGATTACCACATGATGGAACAACCATAAAAGCATGGTATAATTATACAGAGGAAACACGCCCATATTTTGCATATGAATAAGAGGTGAAAAAATATGGCATATTCAAGAGGTACAAACGCCAACATCATCGTTGGTGCTGCTGCTCTATTCTTGTCGAAACCAGATAAAACTTGGACTAGTACATCAACTACTAACCAGCCAGCTTTTACTAACGGTGTTTCTTACAAGGATATCTGTACAAACTCAGCTAACGTAACTAACGTTGGCTACACAAGCAATGGTGTTGACATTACATTTAACCCAACATTTGGTGATGTAATGGTGGACCAGCTTCTAGACGTAGCAAAGCTTTTCAAGTCTGGAATGACAGTAACTCTGAGAACATCTTTTGCCGAGGCAACATTAGAAAATCTTCTAATTTCTATCGGTCAGAAGGGTTCCGTAAACAGCTACACAACTGGTGCAACTGCAAGCGGAACTGTTGTAACTGTAACTGTTCCATCGTGGACAGAAGGTTCAACTTCTCAGGGTAGATACATCGACCTTACTTCTGGTGACTTGGGTGATTACCCAGTAGAAAGAAGCTTGGTTGCTGTTGGTCCTGGACCACAGGCAGCGTTTGCTTCTGGTGCTGGTACAACAGACCAGACAGAGCGTGTATACATTGCATATCGAGTTATCTCGATTAGCTCTGTAACTGTTTCTGCAAAGCGTGATGCTGCAAGCATGTTCGATGTAGAGTTCCGCCTTCTACCAGATGACTCTGGTGCTTACGGAAAGATTATCGACCGCACCTACTAAAATTTAATAATAATTGAATATAGAGAACTGCCCTGGGGATTCCTGGGGCAGTTTTTGCTATAATAGATAAATGAGCACAAAAATATATGAAACAAAGTACATAGAGCTGATTGATGGCACAGCCCTTTTGATAGGTCCACTAAAGATATACTATCTAAGGCAGTTTATGGACAAGTTTGACGAATTAGATAAACCAACCACAGAAGACCCATTGGATGTACTCATTGAATGCTCCCTAATTGCTATGGCTCAATATTACCCAATAATAAAAACCAAAGAACAGCTAGAAGATTCGCTAGACATGAAGAATATGTATAATCTGATTGAATATTGTTCTGGTATTAAATTTACAACTGACGAAAATGGCTCAAAAGAGAATAATAATATAGACAGTGATTCTAAAAGTAAAAGTACTTGGGATACCCTGGATTTAGCAAAGTTAGAATCAGAAATATTCTTGTTGGGAATTTGGAAGGATTATGAAGAACTAGAAAAGTCATTATCATTAGCAGAATTATTTGCAACATTAGAATCTAAACGAGAATCAGATTATCAAGATAAAAAATTTACAGCATCACTAAAAGGCATAGACCTTGATGAAGCTAGCGGAAAGGCTCAAGAAGACCCTTGGGAAGCAATGAAAGCAAGAGTTTCGGCAAAATTAAGCGGTATTGGTGATGGCAATCCTAATGATGTAACAGCACTACAGGGAGTAAGAGCACAACAGCTTGGATTTGGTATAGGCATGGGACTTGATTACGAAGTAATGACAGAATAAAAGCCTTATTTATGTTATAATTTAATAAGACCTTAAAAGGAGGAATAATGGCAGTAACTGTTAATGAAGCAACAACAGTAGAACTACTTGATGGAACATCCATCACAGTTAGACCACTGAAGATTTCTCTTCTTCGTGAATTTATGAAGAAGTTTGATGAAATCTCTGCGGTCGCTGAAGACAACGAAAAATCTTTGGCTTTGCTTGTAGAGTGTGTGAAAATTGCACTAAAACAATATGAGCCAAAGCTCTTGGAAAAAGAGGTTGACCTGGAAGAAATCTTGAATCTTCCGATGGTTTATAAGATTATCAACGAAGCATCTGGCATTGATTTGTCAGGCACATCGCTTCTTGGTAATATTTAATTAAAGAGGGTGTTCATGGATGGCTGACGAAATTCAGTCCAATATTAAAGTTAATATTGATACTAGTGCTGCATTGGCTAGTATCAAGCAACTTCAGACTCAAATCTCAGCCTTCCACACCCAAATGTCCAAAGGCGGTGCTCAAGCCGCAGCGGAAGCAAGAAATCTACAGCAAAACTTAATAAACTCTATTAATGCTACCAACAAATTTGCTGCTAGCATGACAACAGTAAAATCATCTGCTGAACAGTTCACAGATTCACTTGAAAAGAATAAACTTTCTCTTGGAGAATATTTTAGATATGCTGGTGCATCATCCAGGTCTTTTGGAAGATTCTTTAAAACAGAGTTTGAAACAATAAACAAGGTTGCTCGTGAAAGAGTAAAAGACCTACAAACCCAATACATCAAACTTGGTCGTGATGCAAATGGTGCAATGCGAGCAATTAAGGTAAGACCCTTAATTCTCGACATGGAGAATTTATCTACTAAAACACAGATTGCAGCACAAAGACAGCAACTATTAAATCAGCTTTTAAAACAAGGCTCTACAAATCTTCTAAACTTTGGTAAAAACACACAATGGGCTGGTCGTCAGCTTATGGTTGGTTTTACCGTACCTCTAACAATGGCTGGTACAGCGGCTGCAAAATCATTCATGGAAATGGAAAAAGCAGCAATCAAGTTTAAGCGTGTCTATGGAGACATGTTTACAACAACAGAAGAAACAAACAAGGTATTCAATGATATCAAAAAGATTGCTATGGAATTTACCAAGTTTGGACTTACTGTTCAAGATACCATGGATATGGCTGCTACCGCTGCTGCCACTGGTGCTACAGGTGCAAAACTATTAGCACAGGTAACACAGGCAAATAAGCTTGCAACTCTAGGTGCTATTGACCAACAGCAAGCACTTCAAACAACAATCTCTTTGGTTGACGCATTTGGTATTTCTGCGGAAGACCTAACAAAGAAAATAGACTTCCTAAACGCAGTAGAAAACCAAACCATTACATCGATTGAAGACCTAACAATTGCAATTCCAAAGGCTGCTCCAGTAGTTAGACAGCTTGGTGGAGATGTAGAAGACTTAACGTTCTTCCTAACTGCTATGAAAGAAGGTGGTGTTAACGCTTCAGAGGGTGCTAACGCCTTAAAGTCTGGTCTGGCATCCTTGATTAACCCAACAGCTAAAACGAGTGCAATGATGAAGCAGATGGGTATTGACATCAATGCTATCGTAGAAAAGGACCAAGGAAATCTAAAGCAAACAGTTCTTAACTTTGCATCTGCACTTGACACTCTAGACCCTCTAAACCGTGCTCGTGCTATTGAGCAGATGTTTGGTAAGTTCCAGTTCTCTCGTCTATCCACATTGTTCAAGAACGTGGCAGATGAAAATAGCCAAGCAAATAGGGTAATGGAGCTTGCAGCAAGAACACCACAGCAACTTGCATACATCTCTCAAAAAGAAATGGAAAAGATGCAAGAGTCCACCATGTATAAGTTCCAGGAAAGTGTTGCCAAGCTACAGGCTGCTATGGCTCCAATTGGTGAGCAGTTTATGAAGGTAGTTACACCAATTATTGATGGAATTACCAAGATACTTAATGCTTTCAATAATCTTCCAGATTCCGTTAAAAACTTTGCAATGATTCTAGTTGCTGGTGTTGGTGGATTAGGTCCAGTCTTGCTAATGACATTTGGTCTAATTGCTAACGGTGTGGCAAACTTAATTAAGCTATTTGCTAATCTAAAAGACTTCTTTAACAGAACAGGAAAGTCATCTCTTGACCTTGGTTCTCAAACAAAGTATATGACAACTAAGCAAATTGAGGCGGCAGCAGTAGGAGCATCTCTTGAACAGGTACACTCTAAACTGCAGCAAAGATTTACAGTAGAAGCAAAAGCAGTTGACCAACTAACAGCAGCCTACGGTCGTTCTATTGCAGCACAACGAGCATTTATGGGACCAATCGTATCTGGAGATGGTACCAAGAGAAAGGCATTTGCTAAGGGTGGTATTGTTAGAGGTCCTGGCACAGGAACATCAGATTCAATTCCAGCAATGCTTTCTAATGGTGAAGCAGTTATTCCAGCAAAACAGACAGCAAAATATTCTGGTTTAATTCAGAACATGATTATGGATAATCTTCCTAGATTTGCTGCTGGTGGAGTTATTAATACCGCAATGGCAAATGCAAGAAGTCTTTTCCAACTTTTTGGTGGCAAGGCTGCTGCAAGTAGAACACCAACGCTTGCTTTTAAGATGCGTGGTGATGCTTTAGGTCAGTTTATTCAAGAAGGTCAATATAAGAGTTTGTTCCATGGTGTAAGAAGTTCAGCACAGGACACTCAGTCACAGCGAGCCCTTATTGAAAAAGCAACAATGGGTGTTCCAGTTGGTTCTGGTGCTGGTCAGCGACCAGTTTATGGATTCTTGACAAGTAAAGAAATGGTACCAACTTATTATGGAACCCTGTATCAGGGTGGAACGCCAACACAACTGAAAAAAGACTCCTTTGGCACCCACGACCCACTTACTCCAGAGCAAAGAATTGAGGAAGAGTTCCTTAGACTAATTAATCCTCAAAGCGTGGCATTAAGAAAATATGGAGAAAACACGTTATTCTTAAAACCAGAAGCACTAGCAAGAGCATCTATATCATTTGGAGATACACTAACAATTTGGGAACAGGCATTAAAACTTGGCAAGAAAGTTCCATTAGTTAGGAAATTATTCCAAACAAACAAGTCTTCTCTTGCAAAAACATTGAAAGCCAGTAAGTCAATATACAAAGATAGCAAGATGGGTGCAATTCCATATATTGAAGCACATTTGCCAGGCGGATTTAGTATACAGGATGTTGAAAGAATTGGTATTTCTAATGACTTCCCAGAAAGAACAGCTGCAAAAATAGTAGAGGTTCAAAAGCTTCTAAAAGAAAATGGTTTAGAAAACATATCGGTTTTTGACCTTGGAACATCTTCTAGAGAATTAGGAAAGATGTTTACGTCAAAACACAACTATCTTGCTAATGGTGGAATAATTTCTGGTCCAGGCTCAGGCACTTCAGACTCTATCTTAGCTATGGTATCAAATGGCGAAGCTATTATTCCTGCTAAACAGGCACAGAAATATTCTGGTATTGTCAAGGGAATGATTGCAGATAGTCTACCTAAATTTGCAAAAGGAACTGCAGGTCTTAAAATTAAAGGACCGAATGACCCAACTCGTGCACAAGCTTCACATTTAGATATTTTACAAGCAGAAAGTTTATCATCAACTTTATCAGAAATGATAGACCTATCGCCTGAAATCGCAGAAGCTAAAGTAATGGTTTATGAAATAAAACAGGGTGCAAAGGGAATTACCGAAGCACGTCAAAGACATATGACCTTATTAGAGACAATTAAACAAGGATATGGCACATTATTTGGAACTGGAAGACTTTATGGTGGTACAACTATTCCAGAAGCAGCAAATATTAATATGGCATATAATCCTTTGGGAATCAAGGGTAGGGCATCAACATTAGAAGCATCATCTGAGCAAGGGAAGTTAGCCGATGAAAGATTGCTAAAAATTAAAAATGGAGAAATTAAGGCTAGAGAAGAAGAAGTTTCTGCATTAAAAGAATTGTCGAATAGGGGGACAGTTGCTTCAAAAGCCCTGGCTGACGTGGCAAATGCAGATAATGAAAGAGTTGCTTTTGCAAGAAAAACAGCAAAAGAAGCATTAGAAGCATCATTAATTTCAAAACAAGGTTTGTCTGTAGAAAAAGCAAGAATAGAGGCAGAAAGACTTCTGACAGAACAAGATAAAAAGATTGCAGCACTTAGGACTCAAGGTCTTACTGGTTCAGAATTGTCAAGAAAATCTGCATTGGCATATCTTACCCCATCTGTTATAAATCCATATGGCAAAAATGTTACAAGTTTTTCTGGAACAACTTCAGCAGAAGACAGAATTAAATTTGCAACTAGAGCCATGGCAACTGGTACATCAGAAATATATACTCCAGAAAGATTTGCAAGAAGAACAGGAGATGTAAGAAGACAGGCAAGGCTTGTACAACTCATGGGACCTTGGATGGGTGCTGGTAGTGGAGCTTCCAGAGGAAAGTTTGCATATGAAGTTGAAGCAATAGTAGAAGCTGCTGCCACAAATATAATTCAGCAGGTTCAAGCTAGTGCTAAAGAAGGAGTTCAAAAAGGATTTAAGAAGAGCACTAGAATGGCTTCTCCATCAAGGGAAGCTGATGCAATTGGACAGAACTATGGACAAAGTCTTAACGCTGGTGCAAAGAAAAAAATTAAAGAAGCTGTTATTACTGGTGAACAGCTAGGTGCAGCAGCTACACAGGGTATGCGTAATGGTATTGCTGCTTCGTCTGGAACAAAATATATTCCTGGAATGTTTGCTACCGATTTTGATGGACAAGGCGGTATTCTACAAGGTCCTAGACAGGGAACAAGACTAGAAAGATTTAAATCCAGATTTAATTATGCATTAAATAGTGGAGTAGGAAGAGCGTCCGCAGGATTGCAGAAAATAGATAGAAATAGAGTTATGGGTGTTGGATTTGGTCTTAGCTCTACTGTTGGTATGGCTTCTATGATGCCTGGTCCAGTTGGACAAATTGCTGGACAAGCTGCTGGACCAGTAATGTTAATGTCAACACTTACATCAATGTTCCCAAACTTAATCAGTGGATTTGGTGCTTTATTGCCAGCAATAACTCCATTATTACCAGTTTTTGGTGGATTAGCTTTAGCGGTAGGTGGATTAACACTTTTATATAATCAAGAGCAGGAGAGAAAGAAAAAGGAGTATAAGGCAATACATGACTTAGGAAATGCTGCAACTCTAACAAGTAAAAAAATAAAAACTTTGGGTGACTTTTTTGGCATAGCTCCAAATGAAAAATCACCGCTTGAAACAGCTAAAATATCTGCAGGATTAACTAAAGATGTAGGACAAATGCAATCTACAGCGGCTCTGTTGGGGTTACCAGAATTTAAAAAAGAATTTGGCTCAACAATAGACGCACTTAAAAAAGCAACAGCAGAAGAAACAAGAAATTTAATGACATCATTAACCGTAGGCTTAAGAGGCAAGGGATTTAAAGATGACATGATTCAAACAGTTATGAATGCTTTAAGGCAATCTTCTGGAAAGTCAAATATAGCATTTGATGTAAATAAGATAACCAATAAGGCAGTTCAGGAAAATATAGGTTATCAAATATCTACTGCAGAAAAAATTGTGGCAGCAAATATGCCGAAACCAGTATCTGGTCAAACTGGATATTATGGAACAAAGGCTCAGGACTTTGGTCGGTATAATTTTGGAAACAATCAAAGAACACCAGAGCAGTTAAAAACTGACAAGGCATTATATACAACTGGTGCTAATCTATCGACTATGCTTAAAGGTTTTTCTAGTCAATTTAAAGAAGGCACTTTAGACATCAAAGCCTTTAATGCACAGTTTGATAACCTGGGAGAAAAATTAAATAACATAAAAGATAAAAGCGTTGCAATAAAGCTATTAAACATTGCGGTAAACAATCTTCCAAGTAGTATTAAAACAACTGTTCAGGGGCTAAAAGACATAAACGATAAACTTTTGATTATCAAGGCATCTTCGCTTGGAATTGAAGTAACTAAGAGCCAAGCCGATATTCTTAGTGGCAAGGGTAAATTGGCTGGTGCAAGTCCTAGAGTACAAGAAGCAGCAAAACAATGGACAAGAAATAGTCTTACAAATGCAATTTCCGAAATTATGGATGCAATTACAGATTCTTTAGAACAGCAAAAAACTCCAGCAGAAATTGCTCAAGATATTGCAATCAAAAAACAGTCTAGATTAAATGCAGCCATGACATTGTTAGGTAAACAAGAAGATGCCATTAATAAGAAATATGATGCAAGGCTAAAGAAATTAGACGAGATTCAGAAAGCTAACGACAAGATTGCTCAACAGCAAAGAGGACAGCTTGACCTTGCGGATGCTTTGTCTCGTGGAGATATTTCTGCTGCTGCTGGAATTGTTACTGGAATTAGGGCACAGAATGCCCAGTCCGCACTTGAAGACCAAAGGGCTGGAATTAATGCAGCTAGAGAAGCAGAGCTTGCTGGTGCAACTGTAACTGTTGGTGGAAAGAAATATACAAAACAAGATTTACAAGAAATGCTAAATGCATTAGAATATGCGGATTTAACTAAGACTCTTGGGTCTGGAAGTTTTGCTGGATATGCCAGAAAACCATTTGCTAAAGGTGGTTTAGTCTCATACTTTGCATTTGGTGGGGCTGCTCGTGGAACCGATATTGTTCCTGCTATGCTTACCCCAGGAGAATTTGTAATTAAGAAGTCAGCGGTAGACAGAATAGGTGCCGCTAAATTAGGAAGTATTAATAATGGAGCAAGCATAGGCGATTCAGTGTATAATTATAGTATAAACGTCAATGTTCGTTCTGATTCTAACCCTGACACAATTGCTCAGGCAGTTCTGACACAAATTAGACGTATTGACAATATGAGAGTTAGGGGCAACACTATCTAATGGCTACTTCAGGATATATCAATGGTAGAAAGTCCTACCCAAGACCTCAAGCTATTCTGTTTTCAGAAAGTTCTGGCTCTATTGATAATGGTATTTATGTTCCAGATGGTCTTGAAATAGGAAACGCCTCAAATAATAATGGAGATTTTTTAATACTTTCTGACCATAACAGAAGTGCTTTAGATTTTAACGTTCAAAGAATTGAAAATCGTCAGCGTATGGTTAACGGTCGTATGCGTTCTTATTGGGTAGCCGATAAAAGACAGCTCTCTGTTAGCTGGCAAATGCTACCATCTAGAGCATATAGCTCAGACCCTAATTTTAATACAACAACAGGTGCACCAACTAGCACGGTAGATGAATATACAGTTGATGGTGGAGCAGGTGGAGTAGAACTTTTAGATTGGTACAACAATCATTATGGAACCTTTTGGGTCTTTTTAGCATATGACAATTATGCAGAATTTCCTGTTGCTGGTGTTAGTGGAGATAAAGATGCATCATCTTTTACAAAACTAACACAATATAATGAAAGATTGGAAATGTATATAACAAATTTCACATGGTCCGTAGAAAAACGTGGTAGAACAAATTACGATATGTGGAATATACAAATGACACTAGAGGAGGCATAATGTATACAGATAGTGATTTAACAAATCATCTGCAAACATCTAGTGTTGTAGAATTAAAAAGTAAAATAATTGCCGAATGGAATCTAAACATATTTGAAAATCTGGATGTTATTGGTAATTATTTTTATAGACATGATACAGCTAGTTCTAGATATGTTTCAACATATGCCACATTACCAACAACTTTTGTTTTAGAGGATGAAAACACAACAAGTCCAAGATATTATGGTGGAACAGACTATGATACAGTGATAGATGGTGGCTATGAAGAAGATGGTAGTACCCCAGCCATTTTCTTAAAGCAAAATGACCAGCAAAAATTACTCATGTCACTAGAGTCATGTTTTACTAGATTTAGACCACGTTCTGGAATTAATAAGTTAAGATTTGATGCTAATAACAAAATACCACCAACAAATGAAACAACTTATTCTAGACCAAGATATTATGTTGCTGGAAAAGATGATATATTTAAATACTGGTCTTCCTATAGAAGAATAACATCATTATCTAAACCAAGTGATACCGAAATTGTTGGTCTTTCTTACAATAAGTCTGGTGAATTTCTTATTGAAGATGTTGCACCATTTGTTAAATATAAAAATTCAATTCCAGCAAATAGAGTCGTAATTAAGGTTCAAACAAATGTCGGAGATATTAAACTAGACCTTAAGCCAGATGGAACGAATGACCCATTTTGGTCTGGCTCTGCAACAAATTATAAATCAACCCCAGTTGAATGGAAGCTAGAAAAGTTGGTTGGTACAACCTGGACAACAGTTTATAACGGAGGCGATGATTTTCCAACAGATGGATATCTAGAATTATCTTATGGAATTACAAATATTCCAGTTGCATACACTAATAATTTTAAATTAATTGATAATGTTTCTTCTAATTTTGTGTTGCCAAATCTATCCGACAAAGAAAAGGGCTTTGCATATTTATTAAAGGCAACAAACCAAAGCATTGGAACTTTACATATTTGGGATGGAGATTCTTGGGAGCAGGTTGTTCCTAACTATGGATGGTATAAGAATACACAAACTGTTACAAACACACAGCAATATGTAACAGATTTTATAGTTCCAAAAACAGATACCGAAGATAGAACAGATAAAGTAGATTATTACATGTCTAACTCTACAAGGGTATATAGACAGTTCGATTATGTCGATGGATTAAGACTTTCTGTAACAAAAATGAAGAACGTCAATACAACCTTTGACCTGATTGAGCTTTCTCCAAGATTAACAGCAGACATTTCAGATATTGTAGTGTCGTATTCAATAAAGAAAATGGCTTCAGACATCGGCTTGACAAGCCTTCCAGTAGGGCAGCTTTTAGCTTCAACTGGACAAATGAGTCTATTTGATTTTAGCCAGGCATTTAATCAAAATAATAAATTTAGTATATTAAATAAGTATGCAGGAGATGAATTACAATTTACCTTTGCAAGTAAAAATTTACAACTTAAGTTTTACGAGTCTGTGATATCTGTTCCAGTTTTGTCAAGTTTTAAAGACTATATGCTACCAGTTAAAACAATGTATACAGACGGATATCCTCAATACGATAATGCAAATAGAGAAGTAACCTTTAATTTAAGAGATTTGTCATTTTATTTCGAATCAATTTTAGCACCTAGAATTATGTTAAATAATGCAACTCTAAGCAAAATTATAGCAACTTTGCTAGATAATATTGGATTTACAAATTATATTTTTAAAAGGGCTTTTGGGGAATATGACCCAGTTATTCCATACTTTTTTGTACCACCAGACAAAACAATAATGGAAGTTTTAAATGACCTAGCTACTTCTACGCAAACAGCAATGTTTTTTGACGAGGACAATAATTTTGTTTGTATGAGCAAACAATTTTTGGTTCCAGAAACAAGCAATGTTAGGGACACAAACATAGTTTTATATGGCGATGATTTATCAAATGGAATTAAAGCAAATATAATAAATTTAAAAGGTGAAAATAAAGACATCTTTAATGATGGTAAGGTTATTTATAAAAATAGATATATTCAAAAATCTATAAGTTCATTAACACAAGCAAGTAAATTAGATAAAGATAGGATTTGGAGATATAAGCCAGTTTTACTTTGGGAAGTTTCTGGAGAACAAACTACCAAAAGCATTAATGAAGAGCTATCCACTCAATCAAATTATGTTTTAAGTGCGGTACCGTTAAACGCAGTATTAAGGAGTTCAGTACCACAGGTAAACAATAAGGGACAAATTGTAAACAATATCATTGAATTTGGGGATGGCGTTTACTGGCTGAGTAGATATAACGGATATTTCTATGCAAATGGTGAAATTATAAAATATGATGCAATACAATATAACGTAACATCTCCAAATTCTCCAATATCAATTACACCAGCAAATAACTCTAGCATAGTTTCAGTAGCTGGAGAAGTTACTTTTACTGCTTCCGCAAATCATAACTTGCAAGTTGGGGATGAAATAGTAATCATGGATGTGGTTCCTATTGGATATCGTGGAGTTCAAACAATTACAGCAGTTCCAAATTTAACACAATTTAAGTTTAAAACTACAACAACAGGAGCAATAACCACATCTGGAACAGCTTATTTAAACAATGAAGTATTTATTACAAGTACAGAAGATTATCAAAAATATTTTGCTAGTTTACCTGCAGGTGGAAGAATGTATCCGACTGGAAAAGTTAGAATTTATGCAGAACCTAGATGGACTAGAGATGGAAAGTTAAAAGAAGGAGATGTTGCAAAACACGGTAGAGGTCAATTTGGAACAACAATAACCAACCATTTAATAAGTTCAAATATTACAGATTGGCAAACATCTACAATAAAATCAACCCTGAACGACTACCAGTTTTTATTTAATGTAAAGAAAAACGAAAATACTGGTGTCTATACAAACGTGTTTAATGAAGAAAAATCTACCAACATAACAGAAAATGTGTCTGCATTAACAAAATTAGGCACAGCAACTTATGCAATTAAAAATTATTTATCTACACTAAAATACAATATGTCTACACAAAAATATGACACATCTACAGATATGTTGCAATCATCAAGTTTGGTATTCTCTGGAGCTGGCTTTGTTTTAGATAGCTCTGCATCTGCATCAATTAATAGAATCACTAAAAATTTAACATCTTCTGGCTCAAAATACGATACGTTTGGAACCAGAATGAGAATTATTGGAAATAAAGAATCTTCATCATCGAAACAATTTCCAAATGGAAGCATAGACATATATTCTCTAACAAATTCTAAAAACAAAACTACGGTTTTGGGTGGTTCGTCTGGCGGTATGTCATTTTACACAAATGCAGCTGGAGAGGGATATTACTATGAAATCATAGCATTAACTGACAGCAATCCAATTCTTACAGGAATAACATCTGCTAGTGATATTTATAATGTTTTATTTTATAAGCTAGTGGCTTATGAAATAACAAAAGATAATATTGCTGGAAGTTTAAGCGGAGATATTTTTACTGCATCTTCTGCAATTTCTGGAGTTACCGCTGGAGATTATGTCAGACTAACTGGACAATCACCATCCACAGAGAATGGCAATTATGTTGCACTTTCAAGCACAAAGTTACAAAAAACTAACGGTGTCTTAAAACCAATATTGTTATCTAGTTCTTTAAGGTCAATCATTACAGATGATGGTCAGTTTGTGGGTCAGGGTAGGGTATCTGCAGAACAAAACCCAACGGTATACGACCTATCGGTTCAAGCAGAACAAGAGCTCACAGTAGGTAATCGCAGAAAATTTTATATATACCTAAATAATAGTCTTATCGACACAGTAGAAGATACTTCTCCATTGCCTCTTGTTCAAAATGTTGGCTTGTTTATTCGTGGTTCCTCAAAAGTAATGTTTGAAAACGTATTTGCAGTAGACACAACCGCCAACAATACAGAGGATATAAAATTAGTTAATTCAATTTTTAGAGAATCTTCAGCAACTATTTCTACAAATAGATATGCTCTTAGTGGAATTTTGCAATCAACAGCTTTGAGCGGAATTAGAACAACTGGAAAACCAGCACCAACAATATACTATGAAGAATTTGGAACAATTATGAGAGAGATGGCTTATTTTAATGTTAGATTTGAAAAAGCTTATCCAGCACTATTTTCTAAAATTGCACCAACATTTACTGGTGAAAGAGGATACGTTGTTTCTGGATATAATGATAATCCATATGGTGCAGAATTTTTAGTATTTAACGCTACTGATTCTGCACTTTCATTAGACGCAACATCTGGAAATTATTTAAGAATTCTAGGAATAGCGTTTACACAAGAATCAACTCACGATTTAACGGTAGATGAATACTACCTTAAGAGAAGCGACCTATCTTATAATGATGGTCTTAATTTTGGAGAAGACCCAAACTCTTACAAAAAGCAATATACTGATATTAAAAATAGTAGATTAACATATGGAACAAAATCGTTTACAATCGATTCACCATATATTCAAAACTACGATACAGCATATAGACTTATGGATTGGACAATTAATAAATTAAGAAAACCAAGACAAGTATTGGGTATAGATGTTTTTGGTTTACCAATTTTGCAACTGGGAGATATCGTTCAAATTAACTATACAAATCCAGGCTCTGATGTATTTGAAGTATCCCCAAATTCAAAATTTCTTGTATATGGAATTGAACATAGCAAAAACGAAACTGGATTAAGTATGCTAGTATATGTAAGTGAGGTAGTGTAATATGTCAGTAAATGCAAGAATTGCAGAAAGAACAGCGACATCAGCATCAGGTTTTTCAAGTCCAAGAAGGGCGGAACTTACAGCGGCAACACCAGAAGTTCCTAAAAAGGATATAAAAAAGACAAATGATGTTAAGATAGCTACATCAAATTTATTTATTCAAAATGAGCCAGAAGTCACGGTAGACCAAATAACCCAAGCACTATTTGATGAAATAAGTGCAAAAGATATTGTTGGTCTTGCTTTAAATAATAATATAAATAGTAATATTCAAGTGCTTGGTCTAACTGACAATATTTCGAATATTAGGGAAATAACCGAGTCTAATCGTTCTACAAAAATTATACCAATTAAAACAATGGCGGCAATTTATGCAGAGGATATCAAGGGTTATGGCTCTACAACATCCACCTCTGGGGTTATTACTATTAATGTTCCTACAACTGGTGTTCCTAAAAATACTCAAATTGTGCTTCAAATAGCAACCCCAGAAACGAAGCTAGTTTTTGGAAACTGGGGGTCATTGTTGCCATGATAAAGAAAGTATGGGCTAAATCTGCTACAATAGATTCTAGGATAATATGATTACAAATACAGGAAAATCGATAATTGGCAAATATCTTGTTGGTCAGGCACAAGAGTTCGCATCTTATTTGGCTATTGGCTGTGGAACAAAACCAGTCTCTACACAAACATTTACAATTAACAATAAGGCATTATTATCAAATACCGCAACTTTAACAACTTCAGTTGCACATGGACTTGCTGTTGGTGATTATATTAGTGTTTATAACGTAGATACTAGACTTAATGGAACATATCAATTAATTGCTGGAACTAGCAACACATCACTAGTTTATACGGTTGCTTCTTCGGCAACCATTAGTTCTACTGCAGTAAGCCCAACAGGAACTGCGGTAGTAAGCTTTGCAAATAAAACATCTATGCTATTTGAAATGGAAAGGGTTCCAATAATTTCAAAATCTTATGTAACAGAAGATGGAATATCTAAAATAATTTTTACTGCAGAACTTCCTAGTTTAAATAGATATGAAATTACAGAGGTTGGTCTTTATCCAGCTCTTGTAAATCCAACTGCAACTGGCTCAGACAGTATAAACATTATGCTATTTAACACAACGGAAGCTTGGCAATATGATACAGGAACAGCCATAACTTCTATTCCAGAAAAATTTGGAGCAATAACAAATGCAAATAATGACATAACAGAAACCTCTGACGCATTTTTTACAAACGCAGATAATGGATTGTTTGATAGCACACTATATCCTACAAGAATTAATAGATATGAAAGACCGAGATTTCTAAATAACGTAGTCATCATAAGAGGAGATACATCAGTTTTAGCAGCTAGCGGAAGCAATCTTACAATAAGTTCTGGCTCTCACTTACATCTAGATACACCAAACGGATTTGATTTTGATTCAAATTCAACTGATGATGAATTAAAGCTAGCATTTTCGGTGTTAAATAAAGGTGGAATTGGAAACACAGATGCAGTAAGCAATGTAAAAATATTAGTAAGATTCCTAAGTGATGAATCTGCAACAAACTATGCAAATTTTGTAGTGAATTTAGATAATGGAACATCAACAACGCAACAAGATTATCCAAATAATAGATATGTTGTTGCAACTAAAAAATTAAGTGAATTAGTTAAAAGTGCCTCATTTAAATGGTCTGAAGTAACTGTTGTACATATTTATGTTTATGTCACTGGCTCTGGAGGTGCTACTCCAGATGACTTCTATGTAGCCTTAGATGCAATGAGAATTGAAAATATATCATCTTTTAGTAACGTTTATGGTTTAACAGGATATACAAAAATAGCAACAACCGATTTACAACCAATCATTAAAAAAGAAAACACTGCAAACTTTATGGAATTTAAAGCAGTTGTGGATGTGACATAATGGCAGAACAAATAGCAACAGCAATTTTAGCAGCGGTAGGCTCGGCAACAATAGAAAATTCATCATCTAGCTTAAGCTATCTCAATAGATTTAAACTTGTTTCAACTGATGGTGAAACAGCATCTGAATGGTCAACATTTTCATTATCTTCTCAAGATAGCGTTTCATCTATAATAGCTGGATACACTCCAGAGTATTCTGTAACATCTTTTCAATCTGGTGGAACAGCATTGAATGTTAGATGGACAGTTCCCGAAATCTTAGATAGACAAAAATTTGATATATATTTTGCCTGGTCTTATGATAATGGAGCTTCTTACACAGATTTTGAATATGCTGATACGGTAAATACATATACTTACTTTATTGAGATACCCATAGTTTCATCGGTTTTAGCTCAATATGTTAAGGTTGCTGTTCAAATTCCAACAGGGCTAAAGGTTATTAATACTAACGCACTTCTCTTCCAAACAGGTGGAATCTCCACTAGACCCATATTCGATGCAGGGTCTATTGTTTAATAATAAGCAAAGGATTTAATGGTATAATAGAGTTATGGCTCAAGACATTTCACCAATCCAATCTGGTACACTAATAGACCAGCAAGTACTTTCTAACATAGTAAATACTATTAATGCAATTTCTTCATTGCAATACTCCTCCGACTCTTCAATAGGTAAAAATGGAGATACCACAAAATCTATTTTAAAAAATGGTCAATGGGGAACTTCTACTGTTTTTCAAAGAACAACCTTTACTTTAAAAACTACTGCAAATAGCACTAGTGGAGAAGAAAAGGTTAATTTTGGCATAAGATTTTTAGAAAATCCAATAGTTCAGGCAACAATATATGCTTCTGGTGGTCAAGTAAATTCACAGGATATTTTATCTAGTATAGTGATTACAGACGTTGGGCTTGACTCCTGTACATTTAAGGTTGTTTGTGGTCCAGCCAAAACAGCAGACTCACAAACACTTGGCGTTCTTATCACAGCTATTGGAAAATTAGCTACAACTACTACTTAGGAGTTTAAATGGCTGCTCTAACAATGGAAGAGTATAATTCAGCCCCAGTTGTACCAGCAAGCAAAAAGGTATGGTTTTTGAATGGGGACTTGGTTCGTGTTTATCATATGAACAACTCTAATGGAATAATGTCTGTTTATAATATTACAAAAGATAGAATCGAAAGTTGTTTAGTTAATGATTTTAAGAAAAATAGGCTTCGTGCATATACCGTTGGACAGGCTGCACAGCTCGTAAACAGACATAAAAAATATATGCCACAATTAATGTTCAAAGGCATTATTCCCTTCCCTATGGGGTCACAGAAGGGCGGAGAGAGGGCTTGGCAGGTTCGTTCTTACTATTCCGAGGCACAAGTTAGGGAAATTCGTGATATACTGGCTTCCTACCATCACGGTAGACCAAGAAAAGATAAACTAATTACAAATGATGTAACACCTACCAAACAGGAGTTGACAAGACGAATGGGAGATGGTATACTTACATATACGAAGACTGAAGATGGGCGTTTTATCCCTGTCTGGTCTGAATCTATTTAGCCTTGAAAGGGTATGAGAATAATGGAAAACGACAACACTAAAGTAACAGTTGGGCTAGGCTATACGCTTAATCTAGGCAACTTTCAATCCCTGCGTATTGACCTATCTGTATCAGATAATAAGCGTGAAGGTGAAAATACAAACGATGCATTTGAGCGTGTTTATGCTTTTGTAGAGCAGAAGCTATCTGAAAAAGTTGCAGAAGCAGTAGAAGAAACAGAAAGTAAGTAATGGCAGACCGCAAAGACCGCATGGCTTTGCTTAGTCGCTACAGCAAGTTACATACTGCAAGGTACGAAGAAAAGCCATCACTAAACTTAAACGTAGAGCAATGGGCAGCAGATGCCCTTATCGAATCCTATGGCTTGCCAGATTGCTATGAGTTACTACAATACTACTTTGATGTAGCACCAACACCAAACTGGAAATACTTTGCAAATTATGCAGACCACATTGTGTATAAGCGTAAGCAAATACAAGAAGATATAGAAGAACGTGCAGAACGTAGGGCAAGGGCTAAGGAGTGGCTAAGTGAATAATACAGAATCAAAACTAATATCTGCTGTATTGGCAGACAAACAAGTTCACGTTTTGCTGCAAGCAAATGTCGAGAACATTCTTAGAACACATAATGATATATGGACATTTATCCGCAACTATTCTGAAGCCAATGGCACGGTTCCACCTGTATCTTTGGTTGTAGAAAAGTTCCGTGATTTTGCACCAATAGATGGCGTGGGTGCAACTAAATATCACCTAGAAGAGCTACAGGCTGAATACCTAAATGATAGCCTTAAAGATATCTTGCGTACTACTGCTACAGATGTTCAGGCTGGTCAGGGTAGCAAAGCACTCGAAGACATTATTCAAAAAACATCAGAGCTAAAGAAAAACACAGCAGTAATTCGTGATATTGACGTTACTGATATTGATTCTGCTGTCGCATACTTTGAGCAAGTACAAAAGCAAAACGAATTAGGTGCTGTTGGTATCAAGACTGGGCTACCAGGATTTGATAACTATCTACCTGCTGGAATTATGCCAGGACAATTGGGCGTATTCCTTGCTTATCCAGGTATTGGTAAATCTTGGCTATCGCTATATTTTGCGGTACAGGCATGGAAGCAGGGCAAGTCACCACTAATCATATCGCTAGAAATGTCAGAAACAGAAGTTCGTAATCGTGTCTTTACGATTATGGGTGATGGTTTATGGTCACACCGTAAACTAAGTAATGGTCAGGTAGAGATTGATGACCTAAAGCGTTGGCATGGCAAAGAGCTTGCTGGCAAGCCAGAATTCCATATCATCTCTAATGATTCTGGTGGAGAAGTTACTCCATCGGTTATTCGTGGCAAGATTGACCAGTACAAGCCAGACTTTATTATTGTGGACTATTTGCAACTTATGTCTCCAAACCAAAAGTCAGACAACGAAACAGTTCGTATGAAGAACCTATCTCGTGAACTAAAGCTTATGGCTATCGCAGAAGAAGTGCCGATTATTGCAATTTCGTCTGCTACACCAGATGACGTTACCAAGTTAGATACTGTTCCTACTTTGGGGCAAACCGCTTGGTCACGCCAGATTGCCTACGATGCTGACTGGGTAATGGCTCTAGGTCGTGGGACAAATTCAGACATTATCGAGTGCGTATTCCGTAAAAACCGTAATGGCTTTATGGGCGAGTTCCTGGTTCAGGTTGACTTTGACAAGGGCTGGTATAAATACAAGGATTATGAAGATAACTAGTTATAATGGATTGTGGACAATTTATATCACAAGCCTATTAAGAACTTTACTTTTGATGGTATCATCAAGAATGATGCTGCTATCGGAAGGCTCAGGCTCGAATTAGTTAGACTAAAGAACCTTGAAATGTGTGAACTGGGCTATATTCCAAGACTTGACATAGACCCACAGTTTACGATAAAATATAATAACGAACACGATTACTTTGAATTCACATTAACAGTATACGGAACATACATAGGAAAGAAAAAGGCTTTATGGATATCAGGAATAGACGGAACTCAACTGGTTCCTACTCAAAAGAACAAATTAAAAGAGTTATTGCAGGGTCAGGCATCACAGTCGAAAACGAAGTAGACTCTGATTATATCATTTTCTGTCCATTTCACAACAACTACCGCTCACCAGCTGGGGAAGTTGACAAGCGTTCTGGTATGTTCTATTGCTTCTCTTGCCAACATGTTTGTGATTTAGTTGCATTGGTTATGCAAACATCCGCTAGAACATACTTTGAGGCAGTACGCTTTATCAAGTCCAAAGAAACAGAAACTGACCTAGAGTATCAAATTAATCAAACATTGGTGACTAAGCCAGACTATATCCCATATGACGAGTTGCAGATTAGACGTTTAAATCAACAGGCATTGGAATCGCCAAGGGCATTGAGATATTACAGTGGCAGACTAATAACAGAAGAATCAATCAAGAAGTTTGACCTTGGATTTAGTGAAAAGCAAGATATGGTCACTATCCCTGTTCACTCTCCAGATGGCATACCTGTTGGCTTTGTTGGTCGTTCCATTGAAGGCAAGGACTTCAAGAATACACCAGGATTGCCGAAAGCAAAGACTTTATTCAACTTACATCGTGTAAAGACTTCTAGCAAAGTCTATGTAGTTGAATCATCATTTGATGCTATCCGTCTAGACCAATGCGGTTTTTCAGCGGTAGCAACGTTGGGTGCAAATGTGTCCAACTTCCAAACAGACCTACTTCAGAAGTATTTCAATAACATTATTGTTATTGCTGATAATGATGAAGCTGGCGGAAATATGAAAGACAAGATTATTGAACGTCTTGGCTCTCGTGTATCTGTTGTACAACTAGATAAACAATATAAGGATATTGGCGATATGTCTGATGAAGCTATTAAGAATCTTGATGAATCATTTGACAAAACTATTGCTAGTATGCTAAACTAATATACCGCTACAAAAACATAAGGAGAATATTATGAGCGTAATTAAAGGGCTAAAGAATATCAGCGATATACTTGATAAGCCAAAGTATGAAAGCACTGGACAGAAAGTTCGCTGGGTAAAGCTAGCGGATGGACAGTCTGCAAAAATCCGTTTCATCGAGGAACTGGACACCGATTCTGCAACATACAACGAGAGCCGTGGTCTTTCTGTTGTAATCGCAGAACACACTAACCCAAAGGACTACAAGCGTAAGGCTGCTTGTACCATCGAATCAGAAGGTCGTTGCTATGGCTGTGAGATGGCTCGTAAGGAGCCTAAGTCTGGCTGGAGAGCACGTCTACGCTGGTACGGAAACGTACTAATCGAAGATGGTCTAGAGCCAACATACGTTGCTGTATGGTCTCAGGGTATTTCAAAGCAGTCTGCATTCAACACTATTCGTGAGTATGCACTGGAAACTGGTTCTATCTCTAACTTGGAGTGGAAGATTAAGCGTAATGGTCAGGGAACTGAAACCAGCTACACCTTGCTTCCAACTAAGCCAGATACAGAACCATTCAAATGGGATGGTATCGAGCCTTTCAATCTTGAAAAGGTTGTTCGTGAAGTTCCATATGCAGAGCAGGAGAATTTCTTCTTCGGCTTTGACACTCCGTCTGTTACATCAAGTAACATAGACTGGTAATCAGGCTGTGGGGGTACATGATTTGCTCTGTGCCCCCACTTTTTAGACTTTAAGGAAAAACAATATGAGTTATGCTGGACTACACGTTCACACTCACTATTCGCTATTTGATGGCATTGCGACACCACAAGAATATGTGGACAGGGCAATCGAGATTGGAATGCCAGCCATCGCTATTACTGACCATGGTTCGCTATCTGGACATCGTGAGATGTATCGTGCTGCAATTGAAAAGGGTATCAAGCCAATCCTCGGTGTTGAAGGATATATTGCACAGGACAGATTTGACCAACGTGACAAGAATGAACGAGAAGATACCCCACTAGACTTGGTTTATAACCACCTAATCATTCTTGCTAAAAACGAAAAAGGTTTAGAGAACCTAAACAAACTTAATGAGATTGCTTGGACAGAAGGATTTTTTAAGAAGCCAAGAATGGATTGGGCTTCACTAGAAAAGTATAAAGAAGGACTTATTATTACTTCTGGCTGTCTATCTGGCTATCTTGCAAAAGCAATTGAAGCGGATGACCTAGCAAGTGCTAAGTCGCACCTACAATGGGCTAAAGAGACATTTGGTGATGACTACTACATCGAGGTTATGCCACATAACCCACCAGAGATTAACAAGACTATTCTAAGTCTTGCAGATGAATTTGGTATCAAGCCAATTGTGACTCCTGACTGCCATCACGCAAATAAAGAGCAGAGAGAAATCCAGGAACTCAAACTAATCCTAAACACATATTCTAACAAGATTGAGAAAGATGCTACTTTTGCTGGTAGCCAAAAGCTAGACAATCTTATGGACAAGTTGGATTACCTGTATGGTGCTGACCGCCAGATTACTTTTAGGGATTATGAAATTCACCTGCTATCTGACGAAGAGATGCACAATGCTATGGAAGCCCAGGGTATTGTAAGACAGGACATGTACGACAACACTGTTGAGATTATGAACAAGGTTGAAGACTACAATATCAAAGACTACTTAGACCTGCTACCTGCACAATATCAGAATCCAGACCAAGAACTATATGAGTTATCGCTAGATGGCTTAAAGGCTCGTGGACTAGACTTAGACCCAACATACCACGCTAGAGTTGAAGAAGAACTGCAAATTATTAAAGACAAGAATTTTGCACCATACTTCTTGGTTGTTCGTAATATGATTAACTGGGCTAAGAAAGAAGGCATTATGGTTGGTCCAGGTCGTGGTTCAGCCGCTGGCTCGCTTGTCTGCTATGCTCTCGGTATTACAGATGTTGACCCAATCAAGCATGGTCTTCTGTTCTTTAGATTTATTAACCCAGAACGTAATGACTTCCCAGATATCGATACAGACATTCAGGATTCAAGACGTGAAGAAGTAAAGGATTACCTTGTCCGTCAGTATCGTCACGTTGCTTCTATTGCAACATTCCTAGAGTTCAAGGGTAAGGGAATGATTCGTGATATTGCTCGTGTGTTAAATATTCCGCTACCAGATGTGAACAAGGTTCTTAAGTTGGTTGATGACTGGGATGACTACCTAACATCAAAATCTACTGCTGAATTCCGTGAGAAGTATCCAGAGATTGAACTTTATGGAGAACAACTTCGTGGTCGTATTCGTGGTACAGGTATTCACGCTGCTGGTGTGGTTACTGCTAAAGAGCCTATCTTTAAGTATGCACCACTAGAGACTAGAACAACTCCAGGTAGCAAGGAACGTATTCCAGTTGTGGCAGTGGACATGGAAGAAGCAGAACGTATTGGTCTAATTAAGATTGATGCTTTGGGTCTAAAGACTCTATCTGTTATTCAGGACACGCTTGCAATTATTAAAGAGCGTACAGGCGAAGACATTGACCTACACAAAATTAATATGGAAGATGCCAATGTTTATCGTATGTTGTCTGATGGTTTTACTAAAGGTGTATTCCAATGTGAAGCAACGCCATACACCAACCTACTAATTAAGATGGTTGTTAAAAACTTTAATGAGTTGGCGGCTTCTAACGCCTTGGTTCGTCCAGGTGCTATGAACACAATCGGTAAAGACTATATTGCTCGTAAGCACGGTAAGCAAAATATTGACTACAAGCACGAAGTCATAAAGTCATTTACAGCAGAAACTTATGGTTGCATTCTGTATCAGGAACAGGTTATGCTTGCCTGTGTGGAACTTGGCGGTATGACGATGGCAGAAGCTGACAAGGTTCGTAAGATTATCGGTAAGAAAAAGGATGCTAAAGAGTTTAAGGTATTCCAAGATAAGTTTATTGCAGGTGCTTCACGCTACCTGTCACCAAACATGGCAGAAGACCTGTGGCATGACTTTGAGGCTCACGCTGGATATTCGTTTAACAAGTCTCACGCTGTTGCCTATTCGACAGTATCTTACTGGACTGCATGGCTAAAGTACAACTATCCAATTGAGTTCATGTATTCGCTACTTAAGAATGAGAGCGATAAAGATGCTCGTACAGAATATCTAATCGAAGCAAAGCGTATGGGTATTCCAGTTCGCTTGCCACACATCAATGAATCCGATGTTGATTTCAAGATTGAAGGCAAGGGTATTAGATTTGGACTAAGTGCTATCAAGTTTATTAGTGATAACATTGCTAATAAGTATATTGCGGCTAGACCATTTGCTTCATATAAAGACTTAGAAGCGTTTACATTTGGTAAGGGCAATGGCGTAAATAGTCGTGCATTACAGGCTCTAAGGCTCGTAGGTGCTGCCACATTTGATGACAACCCTAGAAACGATGAAGAAATTCGTGAAAATCTTTACGAGTATCTAAATCTGCCAGAGTTTAGCATTTCTATTCCACAGCACTATCACGCATTCATCAACGATGTCGAAGAATACGAAGAAAAAGGTGCATACGTTTTGATGGGTATGATTAAGAGTATCAAGCGTGGCAAGGGATGGTCAAGAGTAGAACTACTAGATAAGACTGGTAGCACAGGTATCTTTGATGACGAGAATACGACAATCGAAGCTGGTAGAACATACATTGTTTTAGCAAGTGATAATAGGGTTGTTACTGCTATTCCAGCCGATGAAGTTAAGGGTAATCCGTCAGCACTGATTAAGTTGCTAAACTTTAGGCAATTGCCATACAAGGATGATGAACTATTTGTAGTGTCATTCAAACCTCGTGTGACTAAGGCTGGGAAGAAGATGGCTTCGCTGGTTCTGGCAGATGCCGCTAGAGAGCTTCACAGCGTTACGGTATTTCCAACTACGTTTGCAAAGGCATACATGAAGTTGGACGAGGGAAATGTTTATAAGTTTGCATTAGGCAAAACAAAAGATGGAACAACGATAATGGAGGATGTATTCAATGTTTGATGAACTAGCAATGGAACTGCATGAAACCGCAGTTAAAAAAGGTTTCTGGAAAGTTATTGATGATGCTTCTGCAGAGCAGGTAGATATCTTTGTAACTAAACAACTAATGATGATTGTTTCTGAAGTAACCGAGGTTATGGAAGCAATCCGCAAAGACAAAGGCGAAGAAGAGATTGCTGCAGAATTTGCAGACATACTTATCCGCACACTTGACCTATATGCAGGTTTGGTAGAGCAGGGTTACACAAATATTTCTTTAGACTATGCACTTGACAAGAAGACTGGATTCAACAAGACACGTCCAGAAAAGCATGGGGTACGTTTCTAATGACAACTATCGAAGAAGCTTTGGCACAATTAGACCCACGCATTCGCAAGAACCTTACTACTGGTGTTGGTTTTAAGACTGAGTATCAGGCTACGCCTAGCTTTGGACTAAACCGTGCACTCAATGGTGGTTTGCCATATGGTCGCCAGGTACTTATCTGGGGTAGCAAGTCATCCGCTAAGTCTTCACTATGTCTACAGATGATTGCACTAGCACAACAGGAAGGCAAACTGTGTGCTTGGATTGATGCAGAGATGTCGTACTCAGAAGAATGGGCTAAGGCTCTTGGAGTGGATACGGCAAACCTAATCGTATCACAAGCCAGAACAATCAACGAGATGGTTGATGTTGGCACAAACCTAATGACAGCTGGCGTAGATTTGATTGTGGTTGATTCAATTACATCACTACTACCAGCAATTTATTTTGAAAAGGATTCAGATGAACTTAAACAGTTGGAGAACACTAAGCAGATTGGTGCGGAGTCTAGAGATTTTAGCAATGCTTGGAAGATGCTTAATTACGCTAATAACAAAGTTAAGCCAACCCTTTTGGTACTTATTTCGCAATCTCGTAACAATATTTCTGCTATGTATACTAGTCAACAGCCTTCTGGTGGTCAGGCTACTAAATTTTATTCATCTACGATTATCAAGTTATTCAGTTCCGAATCAGAAAATCAAGCAATTAAAGGCAAGATTGCAGTTGGCGATAAACTCATTGAGGAAAAGATTGGTAGGAAAGTTCGTTGGGAAGTCCAGTTCTCCAAGACATCGCCAGCCTTCCAATCTGGAGAGTACGATTTTTATTTCCGAGGTGATGTTGGCATTGACAGCATTGGTGATTTGGTTGATACTGCCGAGATGATGGGTATTGTAGAGCGTACAGGTGCTTGGTATATCCTACCAGATGGCACTAAACTGCAGGGTAGAGATAAGTTCGTAGCAAGAGTACGAGAGGACCTAGACCTACAGGATGAAATTAAGGCTAAGGTAAATGGGCAAGTATAGCATCTATACAGGCACCTTTCCTTGCCACACCTGTAAGACTGAGGTTAAGACCGTCAGACTTTATCCAAAAGAGAAGCTGATTACCTGGATGTGTCCAGAAAAGCACCTAAGCGAAGTTAGCCTAGAAACAAAGAAAAGCAAAAAAGACTATGAGTGAAAGAGGCGAAAGCAAGCGTTTGGGTGCTAAACAGCACAAAAACTCTGGTAGGGGCATCAAGAAAGGCGATGCGTCTTGGGAGAACTTTACCGTAGACTTTAAAGAGGTTGGCAAGTCTTTTACTCTAAATAAGGATGTTTGGGCTAAGGCTGTTACTGATGCCATAAGAAACAATAATGACCCTGCAATTGTGGTTGTTATTGGCGAGGGTAATAGTAAAACAAGATTGGCAGTCATTGAATTATCGCTACTTGAACAAATCCTTGATGATAGTGTATAATAGAATTATAACATTAAGGAAACAAAATGGAAAACACAGAGCAGAATAAAACAACTTTAGAGATGGTCAACGGTCTTTCAGAGATTGCTGACTTTATGAATGACGAAGAGCTTACCACAGCATTAACCTTTGTAGCAAAGGTAATTCTAAAGCCAGATATTCCACTAAACGTTGCAACAATAGAAATAGTACGCTTGCAAGCAATTGCTGCAAAGATGTCGCTTAAAGCCACTTGGATGGTCAATGTAGAAAAAGGAGATAGAGCGAAGAAGAATATTTACTTCACTGCTGCCGAGGCAATTAATGACTTGGTATCAGCACTTAAATATATTACTCGCTAGTGGCTACTATGGCTAAAAACTTATTAAATCAGGTTATGCTTAAGAAAGTAGAATCTAATCCAGAATCAAAACCATCTTTCTTGAACAAAGAAGAACTGATTGCAAAAATTAATTCTGGATACACAGTTAATCGTGTAGACAAGTTCCAGCAGAAGAAGTCGTTTGCACCTAGCACAATCGCTTATGCGTTTGGTGAGTGTCCTAGATACTGGTATCTTGCGTTTGAGGGTGCGGTATTTACAGACAATGCTGATGCCTATGGTGCTGCAAATATGACAGCTGGAACTAAGTCACATGAAAGAATACAGGAAGCAATGGCAAACGTACCAGGACTTCTAGTTGATTCTGAATTTAAGGTGACATATAATGACCCACCAATCTTCGGATTTGGTGACGTTATTCTAAACTGGGATGAAAAAGAGTTACTTGGAGAAATCAAGACAATGCCTCACGAGGGCTTTGAGTATAGAAAAGCTGCTGGCAAGCCAAAAACTGGACACCTAGTTCAGTTGCTTATCTATATGAAGATTTTGAACAAGAGCAAAGCTGTACTAATTTATGAAAACAAGAATAACCACGAATTGTTGGTGTTCCCTGTTGAACTAAATCAGTACATGTATGAGTGGGTAGAGAACACATTTGAATGGATGCGACAGGTTCGTAAAGCATGGGAAGACAAAACCTTGCCTACGAAGAACTATCGTTCTAATTCAAAGATTTGCAAGGTATGTCCAATTAAGGAAGCCTGTGAGTCTGCTGGTTCTGGAGAGATAAAACTAAATTCTCTGGAGCCGTTAGATGAAAACCAAACACTGTAGCTGGTGCGACCATCAGTTTGAAACTACATTATCTTATCAGATATACTGCTCTGCTGAATGCAGGGAGCAAGCAACAAAACAAAAAATTGCAGAAAAATATTTAAAGAATAAGATTAAGAAGCGTATTGGCAAGGTTAGACTTTGCAAAAACTGTGGCAAGCAATTGTCTATCTATACAGAAGAAACTGTTTGTCAGTCTTGTGAGGTAGTTCCAGATGAAGTCAAAAATGCTCTTAAAGAAATTAGAGGTATTGTAAATGGTAAAATTGAACTCTAAAAAATTCTGTGCTATTGATGCTAGCACTAACAGCCTAGCCTTTGCAATATTTGACAATGGTAAGATAACTGCTTGTGGCAAGATTAAGTTTGAGGGTGCAAGCACATATGAAAAAGTTATGGATGCAGCCAAGAAAACAAAACAGTTCTTTGACAACTTTGACTTTGACACAATTGTAATAGAACATACAGTATTTATGAACAGTCCAAAGACTGCTGCACAATTGGCTATGGTCCAGGGAGCACTTCTTGGGGCTGCATCTATGTCTGGGGTAAAGCACATAGGCTCTGTATCCCCAATAACTTGGCAAAACTTTATTGGCAACAAGAAACTAACTAAGGAAGAAAAACTTCAGATTATGAAAGACAACCCTAAGAAGTCGAACTCCTGGCTTAAAAATGAGGAACGAAATATTCGCAAGCAAAGAACAATAAACTTTGTTAATATAAACTATGATAAACACTTGGTAGATGATGATGTTGCCGATGCCTGTGCCATTGGGCATTGGGCTATTCACAACTGGACCAAGGCATTTGGAGGGTACTAATGGCAAATAAGTTTTACACTAATGAAGCATGGCTACGCAAACGTTATTGGATAGACAAGAAGAGTGCAGAGGAAATCGCTAAAGAATGCGGAGCCAGCGTAGAAACAATCTATGTATATCTAGCCAAGTTTGGATTAAGGAAGTCTAAGAGATGAAAAAAGTAAAGGCAAGCAAGCCACAAACCACAAAGTTTAGCAGAGAGTACCAGTTGCAATTTGGCAACTTTACTATCTCCAAAGGTGATATCATTAAAATAGATGGAGAACATGGCTTAAAGTTCCAATTTGATAGCCTTGTGACCAATACCGAAACAGGCGTTTCTTGGATAGATTGCTTTGAGTTGGATAAGGGTAAGCCTTCATCTTGGCGTTCATTTTATCCAAACAGGATAAAGAGAATTCCAACAAAGCGTGGAAGAAGGAAAAAGAATGTCGATTGAAGACCTAACGGTTGAACATCTTGACGAGATGAACAAAGTTGTGGAGAAGTATCTCCAGGGTGTTGAGCCTACTCAGATTTCTAAAGAACTTTCGCTATCAAGAAATAAAGTTGTTTCTCATATCAATCAGTGGAAGCAGCTTGCAGCAGACAATTCTATTATTCGTGCTAGAGCTAAAGAAGCTCTTGCAGGTGCTGACGCACACTTTAATAAACTTATTAACAAGGCATACGAAGTTATTGACGATGCCACGACCAATGGAAATCTTGGTGCTAAGACTGGTGCAATCAAACTTGTTTTAGATATTGAAAGTAAGCGTATTGATATGCTACAAAAGGCTGGCTTGCTAGAAAATAAAGAACTTGCAGAAGAGATGGTAGAGATTGAACGCAAGCAAGATATTCTTGTTGGTATTTTAAGAGATGTTGCTTCAGAGTATCCAGAGATTCGAGACGAGATTATGCGTAGACTTTCTGCGGTATCAAAAGAACAAGAGGTAATTACAATTGTCCATGATGTTCAATGATTTCATTGAGGTACTTAAGAGTAACGTATTCGAAGAAAAGCCAGTAGACGTAAAGACATTTGTTGAAGGCGAAGACTTTTTGGGTCAGCCAGGGCTATCAGATATTCAGTATGACATTGTAGAGGCTATGAGCCAAATCTATAAACTGGAAGAATTAATTGAGGTAATGGGTGATGATGCTGGTCGCAAGCATTATGCAAAATACACAAAGAATGAGGTTATCCTACAGCTTGGTAAGGGTTCTGGTAAAGACTTTGTATCTACTGTGGCTTGTTGCTATGTGGTCTATAAACTCCTTTGTTTGAAAGACCCTGCTCGCTATTTTGGCAAACCATCTGGAGATGCCATCGATATTATTAACATCGCTATTAACGCACAACAGGCTAAGAACGTGTTTTTTAAAGGCTTTAAAACTAAGGTAGAAAAGTCCCCATGGTTTGCTGGTAAATACTATGCCAAGGTAGACAGCATTGAGTTTAATAAAGCTATTACTGTTTATTCTGGTCACTCAGAACGTGAGTCTCACGAGGGTCTTAACCTTATCTTGGCAGTACTGGACGAGATTTCTGGTTTTGCACAAGAGGTGGGCACAGGAAACGAGCAGGGAAAGACCGCAGACAACATCTATAAAGCCTTCCGTGCCTCCGTAGACAGCCGTTTTCCAGATTTAGGCAAAGTTGCCCTACTATCCTTTCCTAGATACCCTGGAGACTTTATTTCGACTAGATATGACGAGGTAATTGCAGACAAAGAAGTCATAGTAAAGAAACATAAGTTTATTATGAATCCAGACCTACCCGAAGATGCTGAGGGCAACAGCCTTGAGATTGAGTGGGAAGAAGACAATATTCTATCCTACAAGTTTCCAGGAATGTTTGCCATTAAAAGACCAACATGGGTGGTCAATCCTACTCGTAAAATCGATGATTTTAAACTAGCCTTTTATACAGACCTTGGCGATGCTATGCAGCGTTTTGCCTGTATTCCAACATACATGTCTGACGCATTTTTCAAGCAACAGGACAAGGTTCGTGCCTGTATGACTGTCGTAAATCCAATTGACACAAACAAGAGTTTTATAGAATCCTTTAAGCCTGACCCAGAAAAGAAATACTTTGTCCATGCTGACCTTGCACAAAAGCACGACAAGTGTGCGGTTGCTATTGCTCACGTTGAAAAATGGGTAAATGTCCAGGTAGTTAAAGACTACTCACAAGTAATGCCTATCGTAGTAGTAGATGCAGTAGTATGGTGGGAGCCACGCATTGAAGGTCCAGTAAACCTATCAGAAGTGAAGCAATGGATTCAAAATCTGCGTAGGCTGGGCTTTGATATCGGTATGGTAAGCTTTGACCGCTGGCAGTCATTTGATATCCAGAATGAGCTAAAGTCTGTGGGTATTCGTACCGAAACTGTTTCTGTTGCAAAGAAGCACTATGAAGATATGGCTATGCTTATTTATGAAGAGCGTCTAGTAATGCCAGCAATCGAACTGCTATTTCACGAACTAACAGAACTTAAGATTATGAAGGGTAATCGTGTTGACCACCCTCGTAAATCATCAAAAGACTTGGCAGATGCTGTCTGTGGTGCAATTTTTGGTGCAATATCTCACACACCTAGAAACCAAAATCAAATGGTAGAAATACATACCTTTAGGGATAGAAAAGTTGAAGATATGCACGAATGGGATAAGCGTTCAATCATTGAAAGAAATAGACCAGAACAAAAAGACTTGGATGCCTATTTCAAACAGTTCAACATTAATATAATGTAATGATATAATAAAGTCATGGAGCAACATGGCTAATAACGTGACACCATTTCACCATCGTAAAAGCCAGCACTGGCATCTACGAAGACCACGAAATCTGTTACGCAGTCAATACAAAATGAGCCAAAATAGATATCAAAATCAAACTCGAATGGCTCCAAGCAAAAAGAACGATAACCTTTCTTACGAATAGAATGGTATAATAGTCTTGTCAGATGCCTCTGACTAGGAGAACCCCATGAAAAAAATTTTTAAATTTACAGTAGGATTAGCCCTATCCTGTTTGTTTATGATTGCAACACCTTTAGCGTATGCAGACACAACAGATGACTATAATCGCAAGGTAGCAGATGCACAAGCAAAGATTGCAGACCTACAAAATCAACTTAATGCTGCTCAGGCAAATTTAGATAGCTGGACAAATTCGTCTAATGACCAAGCGGTATTGATTAACTCAGCCCAGACAGCGGCTACAGAAGCACAAGAAGCATTAGACATTGCTTCATCAGATTATTTGTCTAAAAAGGGTGATTATGACTCTTGGTATGCACAGGTTCAGGAAGCAGAGCAATTAGTATCTGTAGCAATTGTCGATGTTAATGCAGCCGCTGATGTGGTAGATAATACTTACAATGATTATCTTGTTGCACAGGCTAATGCAGATAATGCAGAAGTAGAAATGAATATTGCTCAAAACAATTATGATACACAACTTATTAATGAAGGTGGTCAGGGTACTCAGCCAGGACTGGTTGTCGATATCTATGTTGGTATTAATAGAAATGGCAATCCACCAAGTCGTTCTGATGTTGTATATACAAAGTGTAAAACAGTTACGGTAAGCAACATTAACGCTAACTGGGGTAGCGGAAGTATTTTTGGTTGTGGTGGTGACTACATTATGCTTAATTATCGTGGATACATTACATACCCAACAACAACAAAAGTTTATTTTCAGGCACCTGCTGATGATGGTTTTTACATGAAAATTAATGGTCAGCAAATTATTAATGACTGGTCGTTGAAAGGTTGTGGGGCTAACTCAACTGGTGTATTCTCTTTTACTGGTGGTAAATCTTACACTATTGACGCTTGGTTCTATGAGTGGACTGGCGGTGCATGTTCTACTTTGAACTATCAGCCACAAGGTGGTCAATGGGCAGTGGCTCCTACTTCATTCTTTACTCAAGATGCTGCTGCTACTTGGGTAAAAGACCCTGCAAAGAAAGTAGTTCTAGACCAGAAGACAGCGGCTTTCGTTGCTGCAGTAGCTGTAGAAGAACAAAAATATAATACATACATCATTGCAGAAAATGTTTATGATGGCAAATGGCTAACTTATGTTTCATTGAGTGGAGACCTTGCAAGTAAACGAAATACACTAGAACAATTTGAGACAATAATGAATAACGCAGAAAATGAATGGCAATTCAGAAGTGATGATAAGGCTATTAAAGATGCAAATCTAAGAGACCTAAAAGCAGAATATGCCAGTACATTTGCTGGTATTCAGAGTGCCGTTAATCGTGTAGATGAATTAGAGGCACAATTGGCTCAAGCAAAATTAGATTTAGCAAACATTCCTAAGCCAACAGCAAAGGATAAAAGAAAGCCGAAGAAGGTGACGAATAGACCGATGGCAGATGGAGCATATGTTCCTAGACCAACATTTGTACCAGACCCAAAATAATTCCCCCCAAGGAGTTTGGGACTAACCCAGTCGCAGACATCCCACTAGTGGGGGCGGTATTTGAAGGGCTTGCTGATGCATTAAATGCTCTGAATAATATCGGTGCTGACCTACCACCAGCAGTTCGTGAAAAAGCACAAAAGGTTGTGGTATCAGCAATTATCGTTACACAGATTGCAACACAGGCAGCGGCTATGGCTACACAAGCAGCTGCTGCGGCAAGTGCTTCGGCATCGTCTGGTTCTGCTAGAAGGAGAACATAATGAAAGATTTTTTGAGTGATATGATTAACCAACTATGGACACTTCTTGGTATGTTTGTTGCCTGGATTGTTCTTGAAGGTTCAGCAAAAACTGTTGTAGGCTACTGTATTCTTGGTAGCACTGTATTGTGGGCTTTGACCTATAGACTCAGAAACCCTAAAGATAAGGAGGAAGACTAATGAAAACATTCGGTAATGTCCTTATGCGTATCGTTGCAACTTTCGTTGCATCGGCACTTGGAGTAGTTGGTGCTGGTACCGTTGCAAGCGGTGTAAGCGGAATTGATATCCCAGTTTGGTTCAGTGCTGTTATGGGTGGTATTTTGGCGGTAGCCAAGGTAGTAGAACTACTATCCCTAGCATTCCTGGAAGATGGCAAACTATCTCGTAATGAGATTGATGCTGCTTTCCGCCAGACAGTTGCTCTTAAAGATGTTGCTAAAGATGAACAAACATCTAGCACATCTAAGAAATAACTTGACAAACCCCTTTTGGTGCCCTATAATTGATATAGACCTGAAAGGGGTTTTTCTATGGAAAAGTCGTTTGACGAATGGCTACAGGAAGGCATTAGCCTTGGATTCTGTGGTCCTGCTGTTTGTGCTATCCACGATGGATTACCAACAACTGCAGAAGAAGATGCTGGATGGGAGCAAGGGGCAGATGATTGCATCCATGTTCTAAGATTGTATGAAGATGAAGCAACCAAGTTGGCTGTAGAAGAGAATCATGCTCCGTCTGTATGGCGAGCAACTAACAGTGGCTACACACTTTAACTAGCATTCCCCTTTAGCTCAATGGCAGAGCAGAGAGCTGTTAACTCTAAGGTTTCTGGTTCGAGTCCAGAAGGGGGAGCAATGCGTGTGTTGCATAATGGTAGTGCCCAACCTTGCCAAGGTTGTAGTGGGAGTTCGATTCTCCCTACACGCTCCAAGGCTTCGTAGCTCAGTTGGTTAGAGCAGTTGTTTGTCAGGCAACAGGTCGTGGGTTCAAGTCCCATCGAAGTCGCAACGCTACCTTAGCTCATTCGGTAGAGCAATGCACTTGTAATGCATAGGTGGTGGGTTCGAATCCCACAGGTAGCTCCAGTAAGAATGTTATAATTATATTACTATGAATAGTTCATAGAATACTTTTTGAAAGGAAGTAGAAATATGACAGTAATTTACAAAGAGCCATTTCCTGCTAAAACTCGTGGAGATGAATTTGGAAATCTAGCACCATATCGTCAGGGTAGACCACACCGTGGTCAGGACTGGGCACCAAAGGAGAAGTCTCCAATTCCAGCAATCACTGATGGAACTGTATTCGTAAATGCTTGGTCTGATGTTCTAGGATGGTTCCTGGTTCACTCAGCAAAGGATGGATACTTTGTGCTTTATGCTCACCTAGCAGAACAGTCACCATTGAAGAAAGATGCTAAGGTTAAGCTTGGAGACACCATTGGTCTTGTGGGCGGTGGAAAGAATACTCCCAGCGGTACAGCCAGTACTGGGGCTCACCTCCACATGTCTATTGGTAAGGCTAATAAGGCTTGGAGCAATCCAAACATTCACTTGGCTCCATACGAAGACCTGGTTGACCCACTAAAGCACATTCTAGCAAACTCAGCAAAGTAAATATCATGCCAACCTATAAATTTCAATGCCCTAAGTGTGACAAGATTGATACGGATGTGAGGTCTTTTTCTGATGCAGATAAAGAATTCCTATGCAAGTCTTGCAATATACCAATGAATAAGGTATACTCGGTTGGAGCAATTAAATTTAATGGTGGAGGATTTTACTCAAATGACAAATAATCTAATAGAAGAAAAGAAATGGGTTTTGGATGCAACCCACAGATGCGATGTCTGTAATGCACAAGCCTATGTTCAAACTATTGGAACAGCAGGTGATTTGCTTTTCTGTGCCCATCATTACGAGGGTATTCTAAGTAATGAGAAAGCACAGAAAGCAATGAACCAATTTGCTTATCAGATTATAGACGAGCGTAGCAAAATAGGTGATTAATTATGGAATATTTCTTGGGTTCTCTGATAACCTTGCTATCGCTTATTTTTCTTAATATAAAGATTAATAGGAACATTAGTCCCAAACTTTCAGTACCCTTGTTTTCTCAAAGTAGGAAGTTTGATTTAATCAAAATTTATTTTATTAAAAAATCAAATGACACTCAATCACTCAACAACAGAAAAAAATCTTCGCACCGTGCACTGGTGTATGGTGATGCTGTTTATTGGATTGAGGATGGCTATCTAGTTACCGCAGATTTTATAGATGGACAAATTGATAGAGATTCTAAGAAAAGGGTTGACACGCATAACCTTGATAAGGTAGAATTAGATAGAGTAATATTCATTGTAGAAAAGTTGACGGAAGGAGATAACAATGATAGTGGCAATTCAAGGAACAAAGAATTTTAATGATTACAATGTTTTTCTAAGAGCCATGGGTGTTGCACTTTCTAGCATGAAAGAAGATGACACAGAGTTTGTTATTGCTTCCGCTGGTCCTCTACAGATTAACCAGATGGGTATGGAGTTTAGAAATATCTCGGAGAGAAGCCTAAAAGCTCGTAATATCAAAATTAAACTTATTAAGATTCCACCCAAGTGGATAAAAGAAAATATTCACGATATTGGATACTTTGCATATTTTAGCAAACCAAAAGAGCCAGTATCTGAATTGGTAGATTTTGCAGAAGCAAAAGATATCGAAGTCGGAGTATATCGTTACTAAACGAAAGGGTGATTATGTTAATTAAATCACTAGAGCAGATGGAGATAATTGTAGAAAACAACAAGTCTCTATCATGGGATGGCTGGACCGTAGTAGAGTCCAGGGTATCTCAAACAGCGTGGATGTCACCAAATGCTATGTTTAAAAATAACAAATGGTTCATCACCAATCGCTTTGAAGCTGGTAAAGATGGTTGGAACATACCATCCAAGTTGGTGAAGAAGTATGCCGAATGAGAATTGGAAAGACGAAGCAATTTGTGCTGGGGAAGATGTCGAACTATTCTTTGAAAAATATGAAGAAGATGTCGAGGTAAGAAAAGAGATTGACTCTCTTTGTTCAATTTGTCCTATGGCTAGAATATGTTTTGCAGTTGGAGTATCCCAAAAGGCTTATGGGGTTTGGGGCGGTATTTATCTTGATAAGGGTAAAGTATCCAGAGAATTTAATAAACATAAGACAAAGCAAGACTGGGCTAACACCTGGCAATATCTAACAACAGATAAGGAATACTGATGTATACACCAGAAATGGCATCTGCATTTAAAGCAATCAAGGCACCAGAAGGATTTGGAGTTGTTCTATACGAAAATCCAGATTTTATTACAGTAGAAGTTGACCCAAAAGATTTAATTAAACTATCTGATGAAGCTAAACTAGATGCTGTAAAATATGTAAACGATGTAAAGAGAACTTTAGAGTCTTTTGGAACTGTTGTCTTTGTGGTTAGAAAGGCACTAGAAGAATGACTCAATGGGGCTTTAGCATAGACATAGTTTTATATGCTGTATACACAATTCTTGTTTCGGTATTGTTATATTTTGTATACAGGGCAAGGGTAAACAACAAAGAACTTTTTGCAAGATACATTCAGGCAGAACTAGACAAAAAACTACTTGGAATGGAAATAACAACGTTGCAAGAAGAAAAGGCATTACGAGAACTGTCTGAAAGTGATGGTTTCGTAAAGTTTCTTTCTACTTCTCGTGACTGGGCTTTTGACTATATTGAAGAAGTACAAGAAGCACTTGAAGAATTTGATGAAATAGTTGCTCCAATTTTAAGGTGGACAGAAACATATGGTTCAGCTATTCAGGACAACGTATTTCGTGATAGATTATTAGAGATTTCTTTGGCATATAAAAAACTACAAAGTCTTTTGCCAAAGAACAATGAAACACCAAACAACTAACAAGGAGAAACAAATGAACGTAGTTCAACTAAAGGCACTACTGGCATCATATGGTCGTAGCGTTCTATCAGCAGCCGCAGCTCTTTATCTTGCTGGACTGACTGACCCACTAGACCTAGCATGGTCACTAGTCGCTGCTGTATTACCAGTAGTTCTTAGAGCAGTAAATCCAAATGACAAAGCATTCGGTGTTGTTCCAAAGGAAAGTGACATCAAGGATGCACTAGCCAAGGCAACGCCTAAGAAGGCACCAGTCAAGAAGGCACCTGCCAAGAAGACACCTGCTAAGAAGTAGTCTTAGTAAGCATTGAGGGACAGGTGCAAAGCCTGTCCTTTTTTGCTATAATAAATATGTACCTGCCTATTGGGGGTACAAAAATAACTCGCTTAATAAGGAGATGATATAAATGGTAATCTATACAGACCCATTCGCAACGCTTAGTCAGGAATTTGATAAGTTGTTTGCACAGCCAATTAAGGCTACATACCCACCCTATAATGTAATCTACTCAAAGGATAAGAACGAATGGTATCTTGAATTCGCTCTTGCTGGATTTGAGAAAGATGACATCACAATCACTACAGACAAGAATGTCCTAACAGTCAGTGGTGAAACTAAGGAGGACAAAGAACTACCAGAAGATATCCGCTATGTTTATAAGGGTATTGCTGGTCGTAAGTTCTCTCGTTCATTTACTCTACCAGAATACGCTGAAGTCGCTAAGGCTGAACTAAAGCACGGCATTCTGACTATTGATTTAGTTATCAATATTCCAGAGGAAAAGAAGCCCAAGACTATTACTATCAAGTAATTAGCGGTCCTGGGTATGACTAAAAACTGCCCACTTATTATGGTATAATTGTCAAATGGAACAATTATTATCGGCACTTAGGGTGCTTCTAGCAAACAATATTGCTATTAAATTTAAAGCACATGGCTATCACTGGAACGTAGAGTCCGATGACTTTAAACAATTACACGATTTTTTTGCAGAAATTTATGAAGATTTTGATGGTGCAACAGACGAATACGCAGAATGGTTGCGTATGTTAAAAGCTTATTCACCATACAGACTTGCAGACTTTTTTGATTTGAGCACGGTATCAGAACCAGTATTGGTTGGAGAACCAGAACCAATGATTGAAGACCTGTATGACACAATTGAAAAGCATATCGAAGACCTTGTTCTTGCAAGTGATATGGCTAACAATGCTAAACAATATGGATTGGCAAACTTCTTTGCAGATAGGCAAACAGCATCTCAGAAATTCTGTTGGCAACTTCGTGCAAGCATGGAAGAGCCAGAGAATGAAATGGAGATGGAAGACTAATGCCATATGCAGTAGGACAAAAAGGTTCATACGGATGCTCAGGATATCCAGTAGTAAAAGAAGGTGGCGAAGTGATGGGATGCCACACAACACAAGCAGAGGCAGCAGCACAAGTGCAAGCCCTTTACGCTTCTGAAGCTGATAAAGCAGATACAGGGGTAAATCCATCATCTACCCCTAATCCAAAATATCCAAATGTTGGAGTAAGAACACCAGACTCAATGCGTGGTGGTAAGAAAGTTAAGATTCGTAAACCAAAAAGAATGCAGGGTGGTAATGGTCAGTCTGCTTCTGGTGCCGTAAGTAGTGGAGGCACAGCCATTAGTGCAATGTATAAAGCACTCCCTATTGCTGAAGGCGATTATGTTCGTGGTATGACATCAGAGGGTACGGTTGTTGGTCTTGTTGAGCATGTAATGACTGAAGGTGGCGTGTATGGTATTCCAGGCACAGAGTATGCTATTCAGTCTACCCCAGAAAATCCAGCAATGGCTGTTAGAGTATTCGAAGAAGACGAAGGTGTCTGGGAGCCAACCGCATACTCAATTGGTATGCTAATGTCTGATGCAGAAAAGATTCCAGATTTAGAATTAGAGATGGAAGAAGAAGATGAAGAAGACGAGATGGAAAATGAAATGGATAAGGCTGAAGGCTATACTCCTACTTCTGGTATGAAGGCAGCAGCTGCTCGTGCTATCCGTTGGAAAGAACAGGGGAAGGCTACAGGTGCAGGTACTCCAGTTGGTTGGGGTAGAGCAAGAGATATTGTAGCAGGTCGCTCAATGTCATTAAGCGTGGTACGAAGGATGTACTCATTCTTCTCTCGTCACGAGGTAGACAAAAAGGGTAAAGACTTCTATAACACAAGCAATCCTTCGAACGGTAGAATAATGTGGGACGCTTGGGGCGGCGATGCTGGCTTCACATGGTCACGAGCAATCGTAAACAGAATGAAAGATAAAGCACTGTTTGCTGATTTTGGTAAAGATTATTCTAGAGAAGAAACATTAGTTTATAAAGGAGTTGGCGTTGGTGATATGGTATCTTGGAATTCGTCTGGCGGCACTGCCACTGGCAAGATTGTTAGAATTATTCGTAATGGTAAATATAACGTTCCAAACTCTGACTTCACTGTGAGCGGTACACCAGAAGACCCAGCAGCAGTTATTAGAATTTATCGTGATGGCAAGCCAACAGATACTCTAGTTGGACACAAGATAAAAACATTAAGGGCACGATGAAAGAGCTAATTCATTTTAGTGCTACTTGGTGTCAGCCTTGTAAGCAGATGCAGCCTATGATTGATAAGATTCTTAGTGAGAATCCAGACATTAATTATATAAAGTATGATGCTGACAAAGATGTAAGCGTTTTCCAGGAACATGGTATTACTGGAGTTCCAGCCTTTATCGCTAAGGTAGATGGCAAAGAAACCTTCCATAAGGGAACAGCCACAGAAGATAAGATATTATCCCTATTTGCTTGACACATATGACCTTTTAGGGTAAAATAGACTTATGAAAAAATTCTTTAAGCGTAGGTATAATTTAGGCTATTCTATTGGTCATAATGATGGTTGGAGTGAGGGATTCGAAGTGGGTAGAAAGAAAGCAATTGCAGAACAACGTAAGGTAATTCTTGCTACACTTCAAAAGAATATTCAAAGCAATCCAAATCAGAATAAGAATGTGACTGCTGGTATGGAAAAAGCAATCGAGATTATTAGAAAGATAAGATAATGGTTAAATCAGTTAAGGTAGGTCCACAGAAGTTCACTATTGTTGAACGCAGTCCTAAAGAAGACGGTATGCTTAACGAGGGTGCCTATGGCTATACCCTGGATAATTCTAACACTATCGTAATAAGTTCTGATGCAAGCAATGGTAAGAAACAGGTTACACTGCTACACGAAGTGCTACATGCTGTAAGAATGAGCTATGATGGTATGCCTAAGCCAAGTAAAGACGATGATTTTGAAACTTGGGAACATTACTTTATTGCCATGTACGAGTCTGGTTTATTGGCGGTATTTAAAGACAACCCAAAACTAGTAGAATGGCTACTTAAAGATGACTCACCAAATAAGTGAAAAAACAATTAAAACATTAGTAATAATATCAGTTATTATTAATATATTAGTTGTTATTGGTATGATAATGAATGCTAGATATTTTGACAATAATTGTTGGAATAATTACAACACAGAGAGAGAAGCAATTTTAAATTGCGAGGGAGAAGAATAATGGAACACGCACACGAGGGCGAAAGCCTATTGGATACAATAGTAGAAATAACTTTTGGAATTGAGCATGTTGTTGCTGAGTTCTTTTGGAATGCAGTATTTGCTTTGGCAGTATACGCATTTGCAAAGGCTAGAACACTACGCAAAATTCACAAGTATGTAGACAGTAAGCATGGCGTAGAGCATGAGGTATATTAATGCAAAGAGAAACAGAACTAACACCAGATGTAATCGTAAAGTTAGCAGAACAGACACCATTCGAAAAGGCTGTCTCAAGCAAGTACATAGAGGCAGAAGAACTGCTACTGAGAAAGCATAGGGATTATGGACCTAAGAATATATCGGCAAGCCCAGGAGGTCCTATCAATGGACTTAGGGTACGCATCCATGATAAGCTGGCTCGTATTAACAATCTTTATGACTCTGGTGCTGCCCCCGAAAATGAAAGTCTTCGGGATTCTTTTATCGATATGGCTAACTATGCAATTATCGCATTATTGGTTTTAGATGGGGAGTGGGACCGTGATTAAGGCACCAGAAGATATCATTATCATTAAGAAAGAAAAGAAGACAGAGCCAGAGCAAACTAAGAGTGGTCTGTTCCTTGCTAATCTTGGGGATGAAGAGAATAAGAATATCGGTATTGTGGTTGCTGTAGGCGAAGGCAGACAGCTTCGTAATGGTGTTCGTGCTCCAATGGATGTAAAAGTTGGAGATAAGATTATGTATAATCCAGGTGGTGTAATGACATTTAAGCATGATGAAGATGAATATTTATCTTTGTTTAGTGTTAGCGTTCTGGCAATCCTAGAAGGTGAAGAAGATGAAGAATAAAGTTTTACTGATTGTTCCAACTCGTGGTAGACCACTAAAAGCGGTAGAGTTCTATGAGGAGTTTAAAAAGAATTCCACGATTACAGACCTTGTGCTGGGTCTAGACGATGATGATATGGAATATCCACATTTTGATGGGGTAATATATGAGGTTAATCCAAGAGCAATGATGAATGGTACGCTTAATCTTATTGCTAATAAGTATGCTAATGATTATGAGTACCTTGCTTTTATGGGAGATGACCATAGACCAAGGACGTATGGCTGGGACCAGAAGCTTGTTGATTTAATTGCTGATGTTGAGCACGGTATTGCTTATGGAAATGATTTGTATCAAGGAGAGAATCTGCCAACAGCAGTACTTATGAAGTCAAGCATTGTAAACACCTTGGGCTTTATGGCTCCACCTGCTATGAAGCATTTGTTCCTAGATAATTTTTGGAAAGATTTGGGTCAGGAGCTTGGCACACTCAGATACAGTGCTGACACAATTATTGAGCATATGCACCCAGTAGCTGGCAAGGCTGATGCCGATAACGGATACCTAGAGGTAAATAGTTCCGAACTATATAAGGCTGACCAGAATGCCTATTTGCTTTATTCTCAAACAGAGTTTGACCAAGACTTGAGGAGACTTACCAAAAAGTGAAAAAGGTAATTTCTTATTCTTTGTATGGTAATAATCCAAGATATACTATTGGGGCTATAAAAAATGCAGTCCTTGCAAAACAATATATGCCAGATTGGAAATGTCGTTTTTACATTGATGAAGAAGTTCCACAGTGGGTTGTTCAGACTTTAACTCTTATGGATAATTGCGAAGTTATCTTTGTTAGATTTGAAGAACTTAGATTATTTAAAATGACCTATCGCTTTTTAGTATTTTCTGACCCAGAAGTTGATATAGCCATCGTTAGAGATGTAGATGCCAGAATTAGTGCCAGAGATATTCTGGCTGTAAATGAATGGCTATCCACAGACTTTTCATTTCATATAATGAAAGACCATCCTGTTGGTCATGGCTATCTCATTTCTGGTGGTATGTTTGGTGGTAGAACAGATAAGCTACGCAACATGCAAAAGATGTTGATAAAGTTCTTTCACGAAAACCCATATTACATCTATGGCGTTGACCAGACGTTTTTGGCGGAAGAAGTCTATCCAATTGTTAAAGACGATTGTTTATTTCATAGCGAGCATTATGAGTGCAACCCTGCTGGAAGAAGCATACAAAAAAGATTCCCCAGCCCAGATAGATATCCAGATAATCACATAGGAGCAGCCATTGACGAGAACGATGACTATGTGTTTCCATTTGACATAGAGCAAGCAAAATTAAAAAACAAGCACAATAGATACCTATACGATTTTGATTTATTGGAGAAGCCATGAAGATTTTGATTACAGGACACAAAGGATTTGTTGGAAAGTATTTTGTTAAGAAGTATGCTGACCACGATATAACAGGAATTGACCTAGCAGATGGAAATGATGTCAGGGACTTTTTTAAGAACAACAGAGAGTATTATGATTTAGTTATTCATCTTGCTGCAATTGTTGGTGGTAGAGCAACCATTGAAGGCAATCCTCTATCAGTAGCAACAGACCTAGCAATTGACTCAGACTTCTTTAACTGGGCATTAATAACTAGACCAGGAAGAATAGTTTATTTTAGTTCTAGTGCTGCTTATCCTGTTAAATATCAAACAAACAATAATTGGCAGTTGCTTACAGAGTCAATGATTGATTTAGATGATATTAGTAATCCAGACCTCACCTATGGTTGGTCTAAGCTAACTGGTGAGTACCTTGCCAAATTTGTACAGGCTGAGGGCATCCCTGTTCATGTATTTCGTCCATTCTCTGGGTATGGAACAGACCAATCGCTTGACTACCCATTCCCCAGCTACATAAAAAGGGCTAAAGACCGCATGGACCCATTTGAGATTTGGGGAGATGGAGAGCAGAGCAGAGACTTTATTCACATGATAGATGTTGTGAACGCAGTTGATGAAGCAATCAGACAGGATATCCAGGGGGCAGTAAATCTTGGTTGGGGTCGTAGAACAACTTTTAATGAGTTAGCCAAGATTGTTAGTGAAATTGAGGGATATTCACCAGAGTTTAAGCATTTACCAGCAGCTCCAGTAGGAGTGCTAAACAGAATATCTAACCCAGCCAAGATGCTATCATTCTATACACCAAAGATTAGTTTGGAAGAGGGTATCGAAAGGGCACTGAAGGGCATTGTCTAAGATAGGATTAGTAATACCTTGGAGAGAACAGCCAAGTAGGATAAAGCCACTTGAGGCAGTCCTTGATTGGTATCAAACTAATTTAATAGACATTGAGGTCTTTTATTCTGATAGACCAGGGGAATTTTGGAATGCAGCCGCCAGTCGAAATGATGGGGTAAAAAGGGCACAGGAGGCTCACTGTGACGTTATTATAATTAATGATGCAGATACACTACCCGAAATTGAGCCATTGCTCGAAGCTATAGAAGAATGCCAAAAAGATGGCATGATTCACAATCCTTACAGACTTTGTAAGTATTTTGATAAGGATATGACAGATAAGATTTTTAATGGTGCTGATATTAAATTAGTTAAACATACATTATACACGGAAGCCAATGGTGGGATTTATGTATGTACTCCAGAGGCTTGGTGGTCAGTTGGCGGTATGGATGAAAAGTTTATTCAGTGGGGTGGGGAAGACTCAGCATTTGAGTTAGCACACTCTGTCATCAAGGGTAGAAAAATAGTCAAGCATGATGGATATATCTATTGCTTAGGACATGACCAGCAAATACATGACCCTGGATTTAACTTCAATCATCTTCGCAATATCGAACTATATTGGCTTTACTATTCAGCCTCTACTCCAGAACGTATGCTTGCTTTGGTAAAACAAAAGACTAAAGATAATTAACCAATAGACTTAATAATCGTTAACGTTTTTGATTTTACAGAACTTGACAATGGAGAATATCCTAAGCCAGCACCTTTAGCTGGTAAGCAAGTGCTAACAACGTAAGTAAACCATTTTTGAATAGCCAAGCCTTTGCCACTAGATGTTTTTTGAGAATCAGGTCTCTTTGGGGCTAGTCCATAAGTAATGATAGATAATTGATAAGCACCAGAAACAGTTTTGTTAAAATCAATTGTAATTGTTCCATCGGGATTTATTGTCTGTGCGTTAATAAATCTACCTGCGGCACTAGCGGTAGGTGCAACAAATGAACCAGCTGCGTTTCTCAATTTTGCGATAGAGACATCAGCGTTGATTGCGTCAGATAGGTCAAAGTAGCCGAAAGCGTTCGAGTTGTCTTCGATGTAGGTTGCTAGCAGTTGTGAGTTTGCAAACGATGTTGAGTTTGCTGTTAATCCACCAGAAGATGCAGCCATGTCGCTACCTGGTGTCCAGCCACCAACAGTTTGACGCAAATAGTTAATTAGATTTGTATTAGTTCCTGAGCCAGATGTTCTGTAAGCAACTTTTATTGCCTTTTTTGGAAGTTTAACTCTAGGATTTAAAGCTTTAATTGCAGCATCGTCCCAGCGAGTGATTGTTCCTTTTAGGATTCCAGAAACAATTTGTGGAGTTAGGTTTAGACCGTCACCAACACCAACTGCTGAATAAGCAAAAGCGATTGGTCCACCGAATAGTGGAAAGGTTACATAGTTAAAGTTTGGATAACCAGAAGTATATGCTGCATCAGTAGCAGCCCATTCAACATTTTTAGCAGCAAATTCAGTACGACCTGTACCAGAACCAGTTGAAACATAATTTACATCATCAACTGTATAGTTTGCAGAACAAACAGCCAGAACATTATAAGCAAAAGAAGAACCCTTGCCAGCAAGAGATTCGCCAGCATAGGCTGGGGTAGTAGAGGTCAACAGACCAATAGAAAGAACGATAGATACAATACGAGAAATCTTCATAACTCTATCGTAATGGGTTTGTTTGTTTACTTAGTTAACGAATAGTAAACTAGAGATTAATCTTAATATCCGCTATCTGTTTCAAAAATAGTCCAGAACTTGTCCATGTCTGGAACATCGCTAGGATGAATAGCCTTGATACCAGCCTTTGAGTAGGCTGCTCTGGCTCCTGCGTTATCGTCAATTGCTAGTGTTGCTTCTTTTAGTTTCTCGGCAGTTTCAGCCTTCCACCTATTTGATTCTTTATATGAGTAAGGATTCATAAGAAGGGAACTATATTTTACTCCAGCTTCTCGTAAGGCTCTTACCGTTTCGGCTCTTTGGCTACGCTCTCTACCAGTTACAATAATGACTCTTGTGTTTAGGGAATTTATATAGTCAATGGTGCGTTTGATTGGCTGAGTACCATTTCTCAGCAGGGTATTATCAATGTCGCAGATAATCATTTTCTTATCAATACCAAACTAATAACAAAGCAAATAACACAGAATATAAAAACTTCCATAACATAATTATACCTCATTGTTGCATGAGCATTCGCATACCCATGTCTTTTCGTAATAGGTGATAGACTTCTTGCAGTTTTGGTGATGCCCTGTCATGCAGAAGCCACAAATTCTAACGCCCAAGTTGATGCTCCACTATGTCAGATAACTTAATTAAATATCCTTTAGATGGATTTGGTTCAATTTTGCATTCGATAGCTCTGCCACTCTTTTCGACAATAGCCTTTAAATCGGGGGTAGTTGTAATGACCACCATATTTTCAAGAACAAAAGCATAGTGGGTAGCCTTAGATACACTAAGACCAGATGGCTTCCAGGATTGTGAAGCATTGTACCAACAGTCAGTTTCGATATATAGGTTGCCTGTTTCTTTCCAACGCTTGTCTCTTTTAACTTCTACTGTTTCGATAGAGAGGATTTTGGCTACTGTGTTTTCGCCTTCCTGTCCAAACTTAAGGTCAATATCAAAATCGCTATTGGCTGGCATTAGGCTCTAACTAGTTTTCTTTTGATAGGGTCAAACTTCTTTGGGTGCTTTTTCCAAGCCTTGCCATTGTTGCGGTCTGCATTTCTGATTGTTGGTTTCTTAGCCATTATAGGTCCTCCTTTACAACCATCATTGCTGCAATCATAGCTGTAAAGATAGCGGCAAGTATTTCGCTGACGGCAACTGTGTATTGCTCAAAATTTACAGCAGTATAAATTATCATTAGCGGTATTTGTGCTGAGATAAATAGCAATCCCCAAAGGATTAGGAATGCCAATCTTGTTTTAGCCTTGTTCATTTAAAACCAAGCCCTTCCTGTTTCGTCTAAATCTTCTAAATGTTTCATAGCCTCAACAATCATTTGGGTTCGTTTAACTGAATGTCCCATTTGGATAATGTCAAGACCAGATACTTCTATTTCCTCGCCATTGTCTAATTTAACCACATACATGCGGTCAGGAAGTATTAGGTAGCGTGTCTTGTTAGGCATATCCCCATTATACCACTAAAAGTTCGGTTCGTAAAGGGGCAAAGTCGGGCGGTAAATAGGAGGTCTAACCGCTTGACAAGCAAGCGAATATCCCCTATAATTGATATATAAGGTCCATTAAACGAGAGAGAGAACGTATGCAAACCTTTTTACCTTTTAAAGACTTCGATAAGTCTGCACAGGCGTTAGATAGCAAACGCTTAAATAAACAAATTCTTGAAGGCTATCAAATTCTTAAAGTATTGTCTAACGATGACCCTAAAGCTGCTTGGCGTAATCACCCTGCGGTTAAGATGTGGCGTGGGCATGAAGGGCAACTGTGGCTGTATATTATGGCTATGGTTAAGGAAGCAGATATGCGTGGTATTAAGACTGATAAGAACATGTCTAATCTTAAGGAACTTAAGGCTTGGGCTGGTAGTATGTGGGGGTATGGAAGAGCCAAGTGGTTTACTGACCCTTTCGTAATGTCTAGACTAACTACTACACATAGGGCTAATCTATATAAGAAAGACCCTGTGTATTACTGTGATTTTTATAATTCGCTTGATATTAGTGAGCCTTGTTGCCCTGACCGTAAGGTGCCTTGCCAGTATTATTGGGTTGCACATGACCCTAAGTTTGTTAAGGTGGCTGCATGATTAGGTTTGAGCACGGTATGTTGGTGTTAGATAGTTCAGCAACCCTGGAAGATATGAGAGCGGTTGCTGAGTTTCAGGAGTATGTTCGTAATAAGGAACAGGAACGCATAGTCAAATTACTAGAAGAAGTATCTCTTGATTATCCACCTATTGAAGATTATATTGCTGAAATTAGGGGGAAGAATGAAGAAGTTTCTTAATCTATTTAAGTTTAGATTACGCATTGTTCAGAAAGCCTATGACAAGGGTTGGGAGCATGGCTATGAAGCAGGTATGCTAGAACAAAAGAATCAAATCATAGACCTTTTGTCTAGCCATATTGAGAACATTGATTGGCTTCAAGAAACACCTTTAGAGGTAAGAGATATCTTGCCTATCGTAAAGAACCATAAAGAAGATAAGGAGTTAGTGGGATGGGAAGGATAAAGGATTTAGATGCAATACTGCATGAGCTACCTGATTTTGAGAAAGGTGTCCAAGCAGAGAGAGAACGCATACTTAAAGAATTAGATGCAATGGCAGATGAATGTTTGATAGAGCATTATTATGCTGAAGCAGGGCTTATTACTAATATTATTGAGTATCTAAAAAATCCGAGGGTAGAGAAAGAAGGTTCATAATATGCCTAAGAGAATACATACATATAAATATAGAATTCTAAGTAAAGGACTAATCAAACAACCACCAATCAAGATTGCTTTCTGGAAATGGGGATTTGGTATAGGAATACAAACAAACAAACACATAATGGGACTATCCCTGAATAGAAAGAAAACACCCTTTCCAACAGACACAAAAGTAAACAGTTATACACAGAAATACCGTTGAAAAATATGCAAATATTACTTTATGTAAAAACACAAGATGGCTTTGAGCTATATTGTGAGATGTGTGATAGCCTATATAGTCAAGAATATGTTAATTCATATACAAAACATTTTATGGATATCCACAGATATATCCACAACAAACTTGGTTTAGATACCCCAGATTTACCTGAAAATACTGAAAGTTATCCACAGGAATATATAAAGTTATCCACAGAAATAGCATAGTTATCCACATAGTTTTCCACAGATAAATCTTACTGAAATAATTTGATATCAGAATGGAGGGAAATGGAGGATAGTGGTATGTGTAATTATACATTTTATCATATGGCGTTCGTAATGTCAACCCCCAAATCCCCTTATCCCCAAACATTTATATCCCCAAATACCCCTATCATAAATATGCAATTTTGTCAAGCTTTTTGCTCAAATTGTTATAAAAAATATCAAAAACAAATTAGTTTTATATAAAAAATATTCAAATTTGGGGAAAATAAATAGCCCTTCGTAATGTTTTATATAGTGTATATATGTATAGGGGATTTGTTCAAGGGTTGTTTGGATACCCTGCCTTCGGCAGCTGGCAAAGCCAGGGAATATAAAATAAGGGTTCGTAATACCTATAGTACATATATAAAAACATTCCACGATTTTTTGACTTGGGTTCATAATGTCAAATTATCCTGATTTGGATATTGTTATCAAATCGTAATATCCCAAATTTGGGGATAACAATTATACCATCGTAATGGCTATTTGTCAATAGGGTTTTATAACAATTTTGTTATTTTTTGCCGACCAGCCGAAGCTAGAAAAGACTAAGAGTCTTCTGCTAACTCGGTTAGGTAGTAGTCTATTTCACCATAAAAATAGTCATCTATGTATTTGACTATTCCAGATGTGATGTAATCCCACTCTTTATCTGTTAGTTCTCTGCCAGCGAGTTCTTCTGCTTTTCTTTTGGTTAGTTCTATCTTCATGCTATCCACACTATCACCTACCACTGACATTTACTCTTCTGCTTCTAGCATCTCGTCTAAGTTTGTGAAGCCTGTGTCTTTTAGTTCTAGACCAGCAAGCAAGAGGTCAAATGTTTCACTAACGAACATTAGGGCTCGTGGTGTTGGTGCTACGACATCTTCGTTTAGCAGATAGGCTAGTGGCAAACCTAAATCGTTGTAAGCAATGAAGTCTTCAAAGTTCTGGTCATTGCGGTAGTTTATCCATAGGTCAGCCAGAATAGCAATCTTGTCGTTATCTGTCGTTTGGCTCATAGTCTTTTTCCTTTGTTTGTTTTGCTGTTTCACTGATGATTTGTAGTCTATTATACACTACGCTACTGACATTCATTCCCAGATAATACCCCATCAGTTCTAGGTCTAATCTCAAATCTGCTAGAATGTTTGCTAATTTACTTACTTCTCTTTCTTCTCTGGTTATTATGTGTCTTCTCATTTATACTCCAATAGTCCAATTATACCAAAAATGTAGGGGAAGCACAAGTAGCAATTTACCCATGCTTCCCCAGATAGTCAGACACAGAAACCCCTAACTGCTCTGACCATTGACAGGGAGTGTTCTCAACCCATCAAGTTTACTAATACTATCAATGTGATATAGGTCTCCATAGTCATCTGTATTGATGCTATAGGGGTCTCCTAAATCTTCTAGGAACTGCTGAATACCCTGGCTAATCTCAAGGGCAAATAGGTCCTGTCTAAAGTCAAACCAGTCATCACCGTATTCCTGTTCGCTCCTGAATGCACGGATTTTAGCCGTTTCTTCTGGGGTACATATATAAAGAATACCAGTATAAACTTTATTAACTGCACCGTAAAAGTCATCAGGTTGTTCGTTGATATAGATAGCAGGGTTTATAGTTATAACATCGTCCAATATGTCCAAGCCATCTTCATCTCGTCCTAAGTCTCTGAACCATAGGTTTAGGTCCCAATCTTTAAGCATTATAAATACCTTCCTTGATATCTAAAACAATATTATTTAACAGTTCGTCAAGGTAGTTAGCAACAGTACCATCAACATCGTCAATAATAGTATCCCACAACTCGTCAGTAATGTCAATACCATCTTCAGGGTCAAAGTATGACTCGAAGTTTTCTTTATCTAAAACTAGACTTTCAAACATCTTACGCATTATCTTCTACTCCTACCGCTTCAAATTCCCACTCACCAGATACTTCAAAATCTTCAAAGTCATCTGAAATCCAGTCATCAATCTTATCAAAAGCATCTGCTTCGTCTTCTGCTTCAATTGGTACTTCATACCAGATTTTACGCAGGGCATAGATTTTAAATTTAGGCATTGTCTATCTTCTTTCCACCAACTGTTACATCAACAAATACATTGTAGAAACGTTCTACAACTTCTAGGGCTGTCTCCCAATACCCCAAGTCAATACCAGTTTGCTCGTGCATTGACACAAGGTCTTCTGCCATACGCTCTAGCAGTTCGTTGTTGTTTAGGTGTTTTACATATTTTCTCATACTATTCGTTGCTCCAGTTCATCTAGTGTAGGGTTGTGCCAATCATAAGTATACTGCATTTCGTTAATAATGTCAATAACATGGTCAATGGCTTCTTGCCATCCCTGGTCGTAGTCAGGATTATTATTAAATTTATCTGTCATTGGTAATTTCCTTTATCTTTATTAGTGTATTAAGATAAGCATACATATATCCCTTTGCATAGCAATAATCTTCTTCATCTATATCACTATCTAAACCAGATAACTCTGCGTCTTTTTCTTTTAGTCGCTCTTCAAGCCAAGCAATTAGTTCATCCATGTTATTTCCAATCTGTGTAGGTTCCATCACCAAAACATAGGTCGCAGTCTTGGTCAGGTTCTTCATCTTCGTTATCTACATCATAGCAGTCACATACGACAAACTTGCATACCGTGACATACTCGTCATCTGTCCACGGTACTTCGGTAACATAATAAGCAATCCTATTAGCCAAATGATAGCCAGTAACGATGTACACACCATCGTCACCATCCATCTCAGTCCAAACGGTATTGTTAGGTTGCTCACAAACAAACAACACTTCATCGCCATAAGTCTCAAAAGATGTAGTGTCATCAGTAACTAAATGATTTTTGATAGGCTTGTATTTCTCAGACCATTCTTCGTAGGTTAGTTCAGTCATCATCTACCACCACTGCTAATAGAAGTTGATTTATATAATGATAGATATCCCCTGCTTTAGGGTCTTGAACATCTTCAAGCATATCCATAACATTATAGAGTTCATCTACAAGCATTTCAGGTTTTGCTAGTATTTTCATTTGGGGTCTTTCTCTTAGAAGTGGAAATCTACTGGCACTAAACATTGTATCATAGTAGTATCATTGTTGTCAATAGCTTTTTTTAGCCTTGCTCGTAAAGGCTCAGTCTTGATGGTATAGTCAATGGTATCGTAATAGCCACTATCCCAGTTCCAGTAGCCACGCATAATCTTCAATGCTCCTGACAAACTAGATACATTGGCTTCAATAATTTCACGGTATTCAACATCTTCACCATTAGAATACTTTACCATAAGACTGTTGATAGTAGGAAAATCAAACTCAGCAAAATACTCGTTGAACTGACTTCGCTGCTTTAGGTCTAGCATATCTAATGCTTCTAAGAACTCACAAGCATTCTCGTCAGAATAAATAAGGATAGGAACATCAGCCCATCTACCGCCAACAGTGCAACCATCAGACCAGCCACCAACAAAGCCATTACCATCTGCTTCTAGGTCTAGCCAAGCATTGACATGACTAATGGCTTCTTGCTCAATATCTTCAACAGTTTGTTCATCCATACGCTCAACTTCAGTGAGCAGGTATTGCATTACATGCATAGGGTTTCTCTTTCTCTAGGTTTATATTTCAAGGATACCGTCTAATCATCGTAAAGTCAATAGTTTAGGGGATTTTGTTACATGTTCGTAATAAACTTTTTATCTCTAATAAAATTATTATGTAAAGTGGTCGGCAAAAACCAGGGCAGTTAGAAAGCTCCAACCACCCTGGTCCCCTATTATCCCTTATTGTCGAATAAGCCATATAAGAATCATAACGCTAAGAAAGGTAACCGTCCACGTCATACTTCCTTTAGAACTTCTCGTGCATGTTGGATGAACGCCATTTCTTCTGGTGTTGCATTCAATCTTTTTCTAATTAGTTCTAATACTTGTGATGTTGGCAAATTGTCAATGCCCTTGATTTTTTGAAAGTTGTCAATCATAGACAAGACTAGTTCTTTATCTGACATTTCACTCATTTACTACCACCACATCAACCATATTGTATAGGTCATTGTATTTGACACCATTGTATAGTGCTTCTACTAGTTCACTACGAGCATAGTTGATGATTTGTTCTTCGGTGCGTGGTTCCAGAGTTTCACCATCTTCAAGTTCATAGTCCAGATACTCACGTTCGCTTTCAACGTATCCATCATCATCCACTTCAAAGTCCCAGATGATTTGTGCTCTATAAATTTTAGGCATTATAACTCTCAATCGCAATCATACTGTCTAATATTTCCATACGACCTACGATAAGGTCATAAGTCCAATCGTTTAGCATACCCTCAAACTTGTCTAGGTCTGCTTCTATTGCTTTGCGTTCAGCCATTAGGCTTTTTAGTTCACTCATTATCTTCCTGTCTGTGTTGGTCTAAATAGATTTGTGCTTGTTCTGCTTCCCATTCATCGTGGGTAGGGCAATAACCCTGATTACCTTCGCAAATGTCGCAGAATGAATGACAGTCATAACTGCCTTCGTGTTTAGGACAATCAACCTTGTCGCATTCACAATCAGTCATTATCTTCATCTTCTTCATCAAAGTCTTCTATCTCTTTTAGATGTTCTACATCTATGGAATAGACAGACGAGTATTGTGTGTATTCTTCCCAATGCCAGCCAAGTTCTTCTGCTTCATCTTCGGTTTCACACTCAACTTCGTATTCTAGTTCTACGATTACTTTTACATTGTATAGATTTGCCATAAGGGTTTTCTCTTTCTCTTAGATTATTATTATAGGGGATACCACTGACATTACCAAAGCATAGCCGCTTGTTCCAGCATTTCATCATAAAGTATCTTATGATTGTCAGGTTCAAGAGCAATCCACGCTTCTTCACGAATGCCTGTTAGCATTTCAATAAAGGACATTGTTTCAGGGGTGCGTTTCAAGATACCACGCTCTATCCTGTCCCAAAACTCTCTTTCAAGTGCTTCAAGACCCCAAACCTTAAATTGCTTGATTTGGTAGGATTTTAGTTCGTGTGCTTCAGGGTATTTATAGTATTCTTCATCTTCATTCATAAATCCATTATACAGACCACCACTGACAAATGCAATAGTTCTGGGGAAAAATTTACCTGTTCGTAATTAAGTTTTTATATCTAACAAGATTATGTAAAATTGCCGACCCAAATTCCCCACTTTGTCAAGTAGGAAATTGGTGAGCAGTTTTTAGACTTGCTCAGGTCTATCAGTTTAGATGTTTGCTAAAACCAATCCCATTAGGCGATTTTTCTCAGCGTTGATTACAGGGTCAAAACCAGAAGCAGAAGCGTAAATACTTTCACTGTTGCCACCACGAGCAGTTCTATACCAATCCAAGCGTTCTGTTAGAGCATTGTAAGCACCCCAAGCAGTTCCAGCAATAGTGTTGTTATACTGACCAACATAAATGTCGTTTAGTAGTTCAACTTTGCTGTCGTGCTTTTTGAATGAACCCTTGCTGTCTTTTTCAGGGGCAGGGTAAGCAAGTTCAACAATCTTATCAAATTGAGCCTTAGTAATCTCAGTTTGAATAAGTTTGTTAGCAAGTTCGCTAAACTCGTCAATGTAAGAGTTAGCAAGACCCAACGCTTGGCGAGCAACTGCGATTTTGCCTTCCGCTGTTTGAGTGTGTCTAATCTTGAATGTTTGCTTACTTGCCTTTTTACCCTTGAATGATGATAGAGCAAGGTTTAGCGTGTTAGCACATACAACTCTAACAGGTGTGATTGACGCTTGAATAGCGATAGAACCATCGTGAGATGTGTTGATAAGTAGATAGTTGTCTATCTTATCAGCAATGCCATTCGGGTCTAGGGTAATTGAGTTCTGTAAAGCAATAGAACCAAATACAACTCTACCACCTTTGATTGAACCAGCAGTTTCCCAACGCCCACCACCATCTAGCAAGTTGTCGCCAAATGAAAACAAGTCTTCATTCTGTAAAGGTGTGTAGCGTTCTCCAACAATTCCCAGAATGTCTGTCTGGTCTTTGTTGAATGGATTAGTTCGTGATACAAAAGAATAAGTTTTGTCGCTAGTAAAACCAGCAGGGACAGGGACTTCTTCTAAGCGAACATTCCAATTGTCTAGTTTAGCAAGGGATAGCATTTCTGCGGTATTTACTTCATCTTGAAACACAGTTCCTAGATTGTGCCAAGCAGGTTGGCGTAGGCTAGCAAAAGTTGCTTCGCCTGTTGCTTCGTTTATTTCTAATTCGTGAGCCATAAATGGACACCTTTCGTGATAAATGGATTTATTTGATACTCAATTATCTCAAATAATCTAGGGATTGTCAAGGGGTTTCGTAAATAATCTTAATAAACTTTTCCACAGCTTTATCCACAAGGGGTCGGCAAGAAAAAATCCCCTTGCTACTTTCGGGATTTTACTCCAGACTTCACAAGGGGATTAGCGAAATTATTTTACCCATCTAGTCGCTACCCCAACTTGGGAAGCCTTTTAGACACTTGCTCAGGTGTTTTGGCTAACGCAAGTCTAGCGATTTACCCTGACGGAACGGAAGACTAGGGGAAGCCAATGGTTTATAGTAAGTCCATTACTGATGAATAGGTAGAAGCATTTACTTCTTCCTGAGTTGTTAGTTTTAGAACTTTGAGTGTCTTTTCCAACATTTCTAGTGGAGTAGCATACTCACGACCAAACGATTGTCTATCATTTGGGTTCTGTGGCTTTTTTGGTTGCTCAGGTAAGCCAAGAGCATCAGCATCTATGCTTACATCAACACCACGATAGCCATAAGAAACACGAATTGGGCTATCATAGTTTTCGCCAATCAACTCAGGGTTATCAGTTAGAACCTTGATTACAGACTTGACTAGGTTTGCTTGGTGAGCCTTTACATCTGCTTCATACTGCTTTACATCAGCAGGGTATGTAGCAAGAGCAGACTGAATACTAGCAATCTTGTCTTCTACGAGAACAATCAAACTAGCGGTTGGAACTTTTACTGCTAATGAACGAGCCATTATTTATCTTCTTTCTATTTAGGGTTATGTATAAATTATACAGGATAAAGGGTGATTTGTAAATGGGCAGTTTATACATTTACCCAGATGTTATAGTTCTGTTATGAACTACTTAGCGGTTGTCCAGCGTGTCTTGCCATTTACATCTAGGCGAATACGATACGAACCACTTGCGTTTTTGATGACTTCCTGAACAGTGCCAACCACGCCAGACTTCTGCGTTGCGAACTGTGAGCCAACAGTTGGAATAGTGTTTCCCATTTTGCTTCTTTCTACTAGTATTTTTATTATCAACTTTTGCTGATAATCTATTGTCCCACGATTTCAGGGTTTTGTCAAGGGTTTTCGTAAGGTTTTCGTAAAGCGTTATCATTCTGTTATTTTTGGTGCCGACCAAAATTGGCAGTCCCAGAGAGAATCGAACTCTCGTTTTCAGGATGAAAACCTGATGTCCTGACCACTAGACGATGGGACCAAGTGAGCCTTTTATACACTTGCTCAGGTGTGGTCATTATTCATACTATTATTATAATCACACACTCAAGACACCACTCCTGCTGTGGAGAGCCTTTTATACACTTGCTCAGGTGTTGTGGCGGTAGCGACTACGCTACTCTTACTCTGTTATCATTGAGAGCCACAGGTTAGGCGGAAAAGAAAGGTTAGAACCGCCTAAGATGAAACTTGCCAATCTTCAAGTTCCCAATAATCGTTATTGAGATACTCGTCAGCCTTGCCAATAAACTCAGTTTTTATTCCAACTTCACTAGCAAGTTCATCACTATCAAAACCAATAGGAACAGTGAAACTTGCCTGAACCTTGAAAGTGAATTCAACAGCAATTTCTTCTGTTAGTTCAATGCCAAAGATGTCTGCGATAGCCTGTGCGAATTCGTGTGTGATTTCACTATCGTTGATACCTTCAACCAAAACTTCTTGTAGTTTTTCTTCATTCTCAACCATTTCAACTGCTCGTTGCCTTGATTGCTCTTTTCTTGTTTCAATGTCTTTTTCCAACTCAGCAATTCTATTTACCAATTCGGTAATCTTACCATTTAGGGCAGTTAGAACAGGGTGGTTGCTTGTTGCGTTTTCGTTTTCCATAATTATCTTCTTTCTTTTGGTGTAGTTCAATTATACAGATACCCACTGACATTTAGGGGAAATTTATGGTGTTTCGTAAATTATGTTATCAATTTGTTATGCTGCCGACCAGGGTAGAGCCTAAGCCCTATCCCACTCAAAACTTTCTATAAAGTTCTTAGCCGCAAGCCAAGCCCTAAACATTACTTCGTTTTCTTGACCTGTATAGTCCCATTGTAAGAGCCTACCTATTGTGTGTGAGTTTCTGTTTTCTAAGTCTGCTAAGACTATTTGGTATGCTTGCTCTAGTTCCATTAGTTTTCCTTTATGATGTAAGTGATTGCTTTGCTGATTGCGTTGGAGATTGTGTTGTCCCAAGCTTCTTGTAAAAGTTCTTTATCCTTATTGTAGATACTTGCCCTAAACTCGTCAGGATTTTCACTTACCAAATCAACCCAGATACTTATACTTTCCAAGATAAACTTATAATCGTTAGAAAACTCAGTTTCGTTTGTTTGTTCGTTCATTGGCTTCCTTTCGTTAGATTACTATTTTACTCTATACCACTGACATCTTGGTCTATGATTACTTCGTAGCAGGTTTCGCACTCTACCGCATAATTTACTGGTTCAGCATCCAAACCAGAATACTTAGCAATAACAATGTCGTGATTGAAATGGCGTTCAAGTTCCATTACTCTACTTTCTCTTAGGGGTTAGTATTATTATAGTTGATACCACTGACATTTAGTATTGCACGTCATTTATCCAGTCTTCGCAAGTATCGCAAGACCATTCTACTCCGTTTTCAGGGACTAGTTCGTGGTTGTTCTTCTCAAACCATTCAGCGAAACTAGGTCTTTGCCAGTCGCTACAATAGTCAAGGTATTGATAGAAATGGTCATCAAAGTCATCATTATCTACAACAACCATACCATCACTATCGCCATAGTTTCCATCAAATGCTACATACAACATAGGGGTTCTCTCTTTCTTTGTTTGATAACTCTATTTTACAGGATACCACTGACATTTACAAGGGTATCGTAAGGTGTTTCTTAATTATCGTAACCAGGATGTTATAAAGCTGCCGACCCCCGAAGGGGACTACCCTTTACAGGTAATCAAAAATGTCGCCATCGAAGCGTTCTACTTCTAACTGCTCCATTAGTTCTGGTAAGTCCATTTCGCCAGCGTGGTATAGGTCAAATAGTTCCTGAACATAGCTGTCGCTCATTTAGTTCCCTTCTCTAATGATGTCTTGATTATAGTGGATACCCCTGACATTTCTGGCATAACTTCTACCAAACCATTGACCGTCATACACTTTGTCAATGTATTCAATAGGTTCGCCCTGAGTTGTTAGGTGATAGATAAAGTTTTCTGCTTCTTGGTCTTCTTCAAGATAGATAGTGTTTCCGTTGATGTAGCCCCAACCTGTTGCGTAGTTTCTTGCTTCTGGAAACTCAGTTAGATTTACTTCTAACCAACCGTGAGAGTCATCGTGAATGAAATTGAATACTGCCATTTTCAGCCTTTCTTTTTGTGTATCTTAATTATAATTGCTACCACTGACATTGCCGACCCGAAACCCTAGCTTTTGCTAAGGTCAAGGGCATACCTGATAGCGTCAACAATGTCTCCGCTAATGTAGTATTCATAGTCTAATTCATCTTTGTTGGCAACAATAAACCAAGGGTTCAAATGCCAGTAAAGTTCATTGTTGTGGTCTGCTAAACTGACTTTATCATCAGTATCTAAACCAACTTTGATGAAGTCCGTGTTTGTGTATAGTCTTTCGTCTTGATAGTCAACACGCATTTCGCCACAATGGAATACACTTAGCATACCGTCATCGCTACACCATACCTCGCCATTTTCATAGAATACGTCAAAAGTTTGGTTAGGGTTGATGTTATACTTTTTGATTATTTGTTCTCTGGTCATTAGAAGCCTTCCTCGATTATCTCATAGAATAGTTTAGCAATAACTGCAGACATGAGGTCTTTGTCGCATAGAATTAGTTCGCCTTCTATTAGTTCGCAACCACAATAGAAACATGATTCCATAGTTTTACCTTTCTTGTTTATCTAATTATACTTTGAACCACTGACATTAGGCAGTTAGGACACTCTCAATGATGTAGTCATCTAACTCAAAATACTTGATTAGGTCTATCGCTGGCACTCCGTCATCACCATTGGTTAGTTCTGGCAGGGTATTTAGAGAAACCAATTGTTCAGGTTCTCCACCATTTACAAAGTCAAGGGTAAAGATAAGTTCATCAGCCAATTCCATAACATCTAACCTATTACCAAAGGTTCTACGGATACCCTTGCCAATAAGTATTTGATAGATTTGTTCCTGTAAAGGCAACATCTCAATTTCTCTAAGAATTACCTTGTGTTCTTTTTTCGCCATTAGTTATACTCCTTGATAGCGTTAGTGATTACAGCCTTGCGTGTGCGAAGCCTGTTTGGTCTGTTGTCGTGGGTAGTCGCAGCGTTAGACTTACGGATTTCACGCATAGCGATAATGTAAGCCTTGTTTTCAGTGCCTTTATGTTTGCCATTTCTTTTCATACTAAGATTATACACTACGCCACTGACATACAGGGCATTCTGGGGGTGTTTCTTAATTAACTTAATCAAAATGTTATAAAGAGCTGCCGACCCAAACCACCCCGAAGGGTGGCAGGTGAAACTAAAAAGGTTTTAGCCTTTTGATTTCATCATTTTGTTCTTTGATAAACTTAGCAAACTTATCAAGTTGTATTGCCTGAACAAGTAGCCAAGCGATTAGCGGAATGTATCCCAACATTAGTAAAATTGTGATGTCCATTAGTTTTCACCCCAGCAAGCCTTAGCAAACTTACTGACAATAAATCTCTCATTGTCATTTTGGAACATCTCAATAAAATCTCCAACTAGGTTCTCAAAAATTATTTCACCATCAACTCCTAGTGAGAGTAAGGCATCTCTACTCTCTGCGAGAATGTTGGCAGTTTCTACATAGTCCTTGCGTGTCATCATTAGCGAACTTCCTTTTCGTCTAGTGTGATAATTTTTTTGATTAGTTCTACTCGTTCATCTGGCGTTAGTTCTAAAGCAATTTCGGTTGAGTAGTTTGTTCCTGTTTCGGTGTGATTTAGAACTTGTATGCTTAGAACAGCCAAGCCCTTATCTCCAAATGAGTATCCACCAAAGTTGTATTTCTTGTTTTCCATTTTTTATCCTTTTCGTTTCTTGATTATCTAATTATAGACCTAACCACTGACATTTACTCGTCAGCGTATTTTAGTCTAGGGTCTAGTAGGTCAGGGGCAAGGGTAGAGATAAGGGTAATTAGATTACCAATTCTAACTAATCTAGGGTCTTGTTCCTCGTCAGGTAGTTCAGGGTCATAGCCCACAGCGATACCTGTATCATTGTATTCCTGCTCAATTTCGTTCATTAGGGCAGTTAGTTCTTGTGCTAGTTGTTCCATTAGTGTCCTTTGTTTGATAGATTTATTATACAGGCTACCACTGACATTTAGTCAGCGTGGCTTTCTGCTATAAAGTCGTAAGTTTCCTTAGCAAGTTCTAAGGGCATCATACCCTTATAGTCTTGGCACTCATTACAGATTACAGCCTCGCTTGAGTAAAGAGTTTCACAAAATACACATACATAAACCATAGTTTTTCCTTTCTTGATACTTCTATTATAAATGGTACCACTGACATTGGGAGCTTGTCAAGGGTTTTCTTAAAACTTTCTTAATTAAATTGTTCCCAGGGCGGTCGGCACCCAAAGGGGCTGCCTTAGCAGTCCCCAAAGAGTCCAGACTCTACGCAAGACCAATCGTCTTCTTCATAGTCTTCATCATCATACTCCGTTGGGTATTCTTCATAGACTCTCATTGCGTGTGCTTCTCTTGGGTCATCTATCATTAGTTGCTCTCGCTTTCTTGTGCCATTTTTTCTGTGTATTCTAAAATTTCTTTTCTCTGCTTTTCAGTAAGCCTACCCCAAGCCAAACCAAATGCGTATGCTACAGGGTTGAGTGTGGCAAGGTCATTGTTTGACTTTCTAATGTTTTCTAAAACTTGACCTGAAGCGTAAATAAGTGATGACATACTTTTTCCTTTCTTGATAAAATAATTATAGGGGGAACCACTGACATCGTACTTAATACAATTTGAGCTGGTGGCGGTCGGCATAAATTTGGGGGCATGTCAAGTAGCGACACACCCCACAAATTTATTCTGCGATTGCCCAGATTATTAGTAGAACTGTAAACACAATTCCAAAAGTAGTTATAGGTTCCATTAGTCTTCATCTTCCTGTTCTTGCAAGAAATCTGCAAATTCATCAACGGAAATTGAATAAAGTATTGGGTCGCAGTTTGCAAGAATTTGTGAAGCGTAGAAATCTGAGTATCCAATTTTATAAGGTGGATAAGTTTCATCCAGCATTTCATCGTGCATTTCTTCTAATTCTTCTTGAGTGTATTTTTCTCTAATGTCCATTAGTTTTTTCCCTTATCTTTATTTTCCCAACCTAACGCCCCTAAATTGTAAGCGTGTTCAAAAATTGCTTCTGGACTAATCCAACCTTTTGCAATTGCTTCGCCAAATTCAGCGAAATACTTTTCCAAATCTGCAACCCTGTTTTTCTCAAACTGTTCCAATTTATTCTCCATTTCTTTTTGATAAAACTATTTTACATCTAACCACTGACATTTGGAAGCGACTAAAAGTCGCAACCAATTTCAGGGTGTTCAGCGGTGTTTTCTACTTCCGCACCACATCTGGCACATTCGAAAGTTTCCATTATTTATTCTCCATTTCATTTATTCTCTTGATGACTTCTTGCCAATCTCTGTCGCTAATGTGAGCGAACAACAAACCTGACAAGTATGCAGTTGGTTCTTTACCTGCAATTCCACTTTTGTTTTGTAGGGCGTGAATTGCTTGGATAAGGGTTGCATTCTTTTCTAATTTCATTTATTTTCCATTTCTTTTGATAAGTAAATTATAAGGGGAACCACTGACACGCCTAGCGTTGATAAACCTTAGCGTCAGGGTGTTCTGCCAAAAAACTAAAAATGTCTAGTTGGTGAATTGCTGAGATAACTTGCTGTCCGTTTAGGTTGTAGATAAATAGGGTGTATCGCTTCATAGGGTTTTTGTGTAATTTCATTCTTTAGCCTTTCTTGCTATGTTCTAATTATAGGGGTAGCCACTGACATTTATGGGGACAAACACACCTTTTTTATTAATTATAACAATTTTGTTATAAAAAACTTTCGGGCGTGTCGTAACCAGCTCCGTAAAGGTTATCCACAAAGTTATCCACAGGGGGGTCGGCAAAAATTTTGCGGTATGTCAAGTTGCAACACACTACAAAATTATTTTTAGTTTTACTTTTTTCTAGAACGAATTATAAACACTAACGCCAGAATAAACGCTAGAATAAAAAACTGAACGCTTACAAAACCCCAAATACCAGATTGGACTTTTTCATTAGCGTCATCAGTAAATACTGCCAAGTAGTTTAGCG